GTGCAAGGCTGTGTGAGTAGGCACAGTAAAACTACTCAAAACTATAAATGCCAACGATGACGTTGAAATTTTCGAGGACTTTGCGCTTGCCGCATAGTTCTTGAGGAGGTTTTCCAGATACCTTCCTAACCGAACATCTGGAATTGTTATATTTGATATTATATTTGCTAATTAACGGCTGTCTAGGGCCAGATCTAGACTAACCTTGTGAACGACGTATTATTTGAGATGTTCTGGACGCGGGTTCGACTCCCGCCACCTCCACCAATATTTGACAACATGAGACCACTTTGATATACTTAGTATATGATTACATTAACCAAAATAGCCGCTAAGAAAGTTAGCGCACTACTTGATGATAGGCCCGACAAATTAGGGTTACGCGTTGGCGTACGCGGCGGTGGATGCTCCGGTTTCACATATTTTCTGGAGTTTGCTGAAGAAGTTACCGGACAGGATCGAGAGCTAGAAAGTCATGGAGTTAAGCTTGTTGTGGACTCAAAAAGTTATTTATATCTTATGGGCACCGAGGTGGACTTTAGAGATGACTTAACGGGGGCAGGTTTTAAATTTAATAACCCTAGTGCACGCAGAACTTGTGGTTGTGGAGAGAGCTTTAGTGTTTAATTCTCATGGTTTATAGGGCCACTTTAAAAAAACCTTGGACATCACCGCGAGGTAGATTCTACCCACCAGGAACAATTTTTACATTTCGTAGAAGATTAAAAGATATAAGCTCAACCATATATTATTTCATAATACCAGGTCAAAATTTTGGTTTTGTTGTTTTATCCGATAACATATTTAAACAGCTCACAAAAGAAGAAAAGCATATTAGAGTTCTAAGAGAAAAACAAAGAGAAGAGCATATAAAGAAAACGGTGCCCTTAGCTCGTGTCACCTCCACCAATTTTTCTGTTATTAAAGACTACTTATAATAAGAGGTATTTATAATGAAACTTATAATGGAAAACTGGAAGAGGTTCATAAAAGAACATGAAGAACATGAAGAACATGAAGAATACAAAAGTAACGATTTTTGCACCGAATTCCCAAAAGCATGCTCAGAGGTGTTTGGTACATCGAGGAAAGAGATGCCCCAGATTAAACACAATGATGATTTCGAATCAGAGTTAGAATCTCCGCCGAATCAAGGCTTAGAGACGAATGAACCGGAAAAAATCCCTGATTTTGGCAAAGCCACGCCAGCATATTTAGATTCGTCTGATGATGAAGGACCCTGGCCAGAAGGTGATCAAGTTAACGTTAGAGAAATTTCGATTGATCCTAGTGAATTAAAGCCAACTCAGAAAGATATTTATATCTCCAACTCAATGAAAAAAGTAAAAAATGTTGAAAAAGGGGTGTATCCAGATTTTGGAAAGATATTGGTTTCACAAGATAATTATTTATTAGATGGCCATCACCGCTGGGCCGCCACAATTATTTATAATTCACGACACCCAGAGAAGCCTAAGAAGATAACTATTCAACAAATCGCGATGCCAATTAAACAGCTATTGAAAGTTGCCAATGCCTATAACGATGCTCATGGTTACGAGCGCCATTCAGGCGGCGAGACTACAGCGGAATAGGTATGAAGTATTGTTTGCATTGCCCAGCTCCAGCAGAATTTGTTATACAATGGGGTCCAAAATCAGATCAAAAAGAGTATGTTTGTTGCGATCATCTAGCAGATGTAGTAAGGAAAATAAAAGCCATAGAGTTTTTTGTGGTTAAAATAAATAAAATTAATCCTTGATTTATACTGGGCACTATAAAGTTTGGTATAGGTAATTGACAAACAAGAAAAAAAACAGTACAATAAAAGATGAAAAATGATTCGAATTATAAGAAAAATTCCAAGAAATGTTACAATTGCTTTCTCTGGCGGAATAGATTCAGTTGTATTCACCGAATTTCTTTTAAAGGGTAAGAGAAAAATTAATTTAGCTTTTTTCAATCATGACACAAATACTTCACGAATTGCACAAGATTTTGTTGAGAAATATGCTGAAATGAATAATTTAAACTTAAAAGTTGGCCACCCAACTGGTCACCGTGGTAAAAGGTCTTTAGAGGAGTTCTGGCGAGATGAGAGATACAATTTTTTACAATCTCTTAATGAAAAATTTATTATTACTGGCCACCACCTGAATGATGTGGTTGAGACTTGGGTTATGTCTGCTCTTCATGGAAAGCCAAAACTAATTCCGTATAGGAGAGAGGGGACGAATATATACCGCCCTTTCTTGATGACAGAAAAATCAGTAATTTTAAATTTTGCAAAAAAGAATAATTTAATGTGGTCAGAAGATCCTTCAAACGCAAATACTAATTTTATTAGAAACCATATTCGACACAATATGATGCCATTAGTGTTAAAAGTAAATCCCGGCATTAAAACTACAATTCGTAAAAAATTACTTGAAAAATATAAAGAAACTTGATATAAATAGATTAAGGGCCTCTAGCTCAATAGGTTAGAGCATCCGGCTCATAACCGGCAGGTTCGCGGTTCAAGTCCGCGGAGGCCCACTGGATTAAAAAGATATGAAAGAAAAAGAATCACTAGAAATATTGCAAGACGTTATAGGGCCCAATGATGAGGTCTTGGGAATAAACTGGGATAATCATAAGAAATATTCAAAAATTAAAAATTGTTTTAGGATAACTTCTGATTTAATGTCTATAAAATTATTAGTAGATCTTATGGACGAGCCAGAAATAAAAGAAGTTTTTTATCATCCTTCTGTATCCCCACCCGGCGCCGGCGTAGACCCTATTTCTCTTAGGTATAAAATTTATATTGTTTATAACTGATTTCTTTTAAAGCTTGAGGTGCTTTAAAAGAAAATTTTTGGTTGACTCGTGACTTGAGGAAATAGAAACATGTTTGAAATTAGGATGCGTGGCAAACAAAACCCCTATTAATTCCATTTTATAATTTAAAACAGGAGCTCCAGAGCTGCCCCCCGCCGCCGGTATTGTAGATAAAAAATTAATATTATCCGGCATCAGACCGCTGTATATTCCATCGAAGATGGGAACTGTTGGTGGGTGGTAGATGCCAATCGGCGCCGCCATACAAAACAGTCTCGCTCCAATTACGGGCTCTTTGATGCTAAGCTTCAGGGGTGTTATATCTAGGGGTGCCACTGTAAGTAGGCACAAATCAGCTCCTGAGCTTAAATCATTGCTATGAAGTATTTTCGCTTCGTGGATTTTTTTATTATGAATCACGATATAAACTGATATTTCAAATTCTTTAATTTCATTTAGGGCTTCCTTAACTATATCGGTGTTGCAAACATGCGCAGCTGTTAAAATATAGCTAAATTTTTTATCTTTAAAAACAACAGAGCCAGAACCAGTCGAAGCGAAGGCTCCTGGTTTGCAAATTTTGGATTTTTTATGGCATTTTTTTATTTCTACATTCTTTAATATTTTTACAAAAGATTTTTGTGGTATTGGATTTACTATGGTTGTAATATGGGAACTACATCCTAAAGGTGCGAATGTTGCAATTAATAAAGAGATTAACAGTCTCATATAGTAATTATATGATAATAGCGTTTTTATTTAAGGAGACAAGTATGCTACACATATTTGGTTTGATTTTTTTTACTTTTTCGCCCTTTTTGGACGACAATCATATAGCTCAAGTATTTGAGAAGAAAGGGGTTTACAGTGCTGTTCCTCTAACTCTAAAAAATCAAGAAAGAAAAATAAAAAAAGGTAATTACATACACTGTCCTACTGATTGGGTTAAAATTACGAAAGAAACTAATTATAATAGATAAGAAAAGGTTTCGACTTTGCCAAAAAAAGCTTTTATACTAGATACAAACGTATATTTAACCAATTATAAATCAATCTTACAATTTGGAAGAAACGATATAATCATCCCCCTAAAGGTTTTGGATGAAATTGACAAACACAAAAAGAGACAAGATCTTGTCGGTCATCATTGCAGGATGACTATACGATTTCTGGATAAACTTAGAAGTAAAGGCAATTTATGTACCGGTGTTCGTCTTGCTCCATATAAAGGAAAGCTTTTTGTTCGCGGATTCGACCCGTTTATTTTACCTGATGATTTAGATTTAGAGGATTCAGATAATCAAATTCTTGCAACTACTCTTACGGTTATAAAAAATGAGGATTATTCAAATGTAATAATGGTTTCTCGCGATATAAATGTTCGGGTTAAGTGCGATTCACTAAACATAAAATGTCAAGATTATTTAGAGGAAAAGGTAATTGAAGATATAACAAGTGTCTACAGGGGCATAGCGGAAGATGATGTTGACGACTGTTTAATCGACAGTATATACGATGGCAAATTAGATGAGATAGATATTCCAAACAAAACCCGCCCTAATGAGTTTAAGTTTTTGAGATCCTCCATTAACCCAAAAAAGGGAGTATTTATTAGGAGTGACCGCCATGGCACACTCAAAAGAGTGACCAACAAACAAGTTTGGTCTCTTAAGCCAAGAAACAAAGAACAGATGTTGGCAATTGACTTGTTGACTGACTCAGAGATACCTCTTGTAAGCCTAGTTGGTAAAGCTGGGACCGGCAAAACTTTGTTGGCCTTGGCAGCTGGCTTAGAACAAGTGATAAATCAAAAAAAATATAATAGGATTATAGTTACGAAACCTGTTCAACCAGTTGGGAAAGATATAGGTTTCTTGCCGGGCACATTACAAGAAAAAATGGCTCCATGGATTTCCCCAATTAAAGATAATTTAAACTATCTTTTTAAAAATGATAAAATGACAATGAATATGTATTTTGACGAGGGCATCATTGAGGTTGAGGCTATGACTTTCATAAGGGGCAGGTCAATAGCTGATTCGTTTATTATAATAGACGAAGTGCAAAATATGACACAACATGAAATCAAAACAGTACTAACTAGAGTTGGAGAAAATACAAAAATTGTTTTAACTGGAGATATACAGCAAATAGACAATGTGTATATAAACTCGACAACAAATGGCTTGACTTACGTTGTTGAAAAATTTAAAAACCAGCCAGTGAGCGGACACATCATGCTAGTAAATGGTGAACGTTCTGAGGTAGCAACGATATCAGCAGATATATTATGAATCAAAAAAGGAGAAACAGATGACCGACGAAGCGCCTGAAATTAAAAAAGTAGTAAACAAAGAGACTGAATTAAAAACCTTCTTAGTAAACTATGTTGGCAATAAGAATCCAAATGTTGAAGGAGAGGAAGTTACTGTGGAAAACATAGTAGAAACTATGGCAGAGGATTTTCCGGAGTTTTTATTAGCTGTTGCTGAAGAAAATTGGATAAGAGGATATCATCAGGCATTAACTGATGTGGAAACAGGAGAAAAAATTGCACTTCAAAGCGCCAAAGACGGGTGAATTTAATTATGATGGATTTAAAGTAATAATAAGTCATCCTCTTCCGAATCAATTTAATATAGGAGAGGCCTTCCGAGGCCTTCTGAAAAAGGTTCCACCGAATTATTTCCAAAATTTAGATTGTATATATATCGGAGAGTTTGATTTTTTAGAATCTAGAGAATTGACCGCTATTTATAAAGAACGAGTGTTTTACGTGTCCAACAAGCAAGACAATGTTGACGACTTGATTGACGACTTAGTGCATGAAACAGCCCACCTGGCAGAAGAAGATCACACTAACTTGATATATAGTGATGGAAAGTTAGAAAAAGAATTTCTTCAAAAAAGGAAGCAACTATATGACTTGATAGATTATCAGGGTGGAGATTATGGTACAAATTATTCTGATTTTTTAAATCCTGAATATGACATTGCTTTTGATAACTATCTGTATAACACAATAGGTTATGGCCAGCTTGTTTTACACACGGTTAATTTATTTTATTCGCCATACGCTGTTACTTCATTGAGAGAGTATTTTGCAAATGGATTTGAAGCATTTTATTTTTATAGAGATATAAAAAAACTAAAAAATTTAAGCCCGATATTGTATAATAAATTAACGTTACTGGAGGAAAAAATTGCAAATTAAAGTAATATTATCGAAAGACAAAAAAAGACTAACAGCCCTAGGAAGACTTACAAAAAGAAAGTTTCATAGGGAGCCAGTTGTTGTTTTAACAAGAAAAGAAGTGGAGGAATTTGTGCTAAAACAATATCCGGAATTTGAAATAGTATCGGGCCCGCGCAAACTTTCTAATAGAGAAAATAAAAACTTAGAAGATCAATGGGAGTTTTCTTTAAAAAATAGCCGGGATTCTACTGCTGGTGATTTTTCGAAGAGAGTTTCTGCGGTAGTTTCAAAGCCACAATCGACGCGTCGCACAAGAAGAACAAAAAAAGTTATTGACAAAAAGGAATAAGTTTGTTATCATTTAATTATGAATGATAAAAATAAAAGAATTAGCTTTTCTGAACTTAAAATATGGAACGAGTGTAGCTACAAGCACAAACTTATCTATGTAGACGGCCTCAAAAAATTTAATGGAAACGAATATACTGCTTTCGGGACAGCTATACATTTTCTTTGTGAAAATAAAGTTTTAGATCACTCTTGTGATTCTTCAAAGATCTTTTTAGATAAATTTGATGAGGAAATCGCAGTTGTTGATATTGTGGATGAAAAAAATGTGCCTCAAATGAGAGAACAATATGCCAAGATTGATGAAGATTTATTGCCTTGTCTTGAGAAATACTTCGGAAAATATACTGTTTATTCTGTAGAAGAAAAATTATTTGAACCACTGAATATAGGATACCAAGGCACCGTTGAAAAATTTAAAGGATTCGTGGATTTGGTAGTGAAAACTAGTGATGACAAATACCATCTTATTGATTGGAAGTCCTGCTCATGGGGCTGGGATTATAAAAAGAAAAACGATAAAATTTTAGCATATCAACTCTTGCTATATAAGAAATATTTTTCCAGCAAACATAATATACCCACCTCTGATATAGAGACTCACTTCGGTTTATTAAAAAGAACGGCTCAAAAAAATAATGTAGAAATATTTAGAATTTCCAGTGGAGAAAAAAGATTGGAAAATTCTTTAAAATTGCTCTCAAAAGCTGTTATCAATATAGATAACAAAAGATTTATAAAAAACAGATTGTCTTGTAAATATTGTGAATTTTACAAGACAGAATTTTGCACTTAAAAGGATATTTATGAATAAAAAAATTAAAATATTAACATTGTCGGATAACCCCATGGCACCATCTGGGGTGGCGATTCAGACTAATCAAATGATTCGTGGCTTATTAGAAACGGGAAAATATCAAGTTTTTTCTTTTGCCGGCGCTATGAAGCATAATAACTATGAACCAGTTACGCTGGATGATTTTGGTGATGATTGGATTATTCAGCCTGTTGACAATTTTGGCAACGATGAACAAATTAGATCAATTATAAGAACTTGGAAACCGGATCTTCTTTGGTTTATGACTGATCCTAGGTTTTACGAATGGTTGTGGGCCCTTGAAAATGAAATCCGGCCTAATGTACCTATGGTATATTACCATGTGTGGGATAATTATCCTTATCCTACTTTTAATAAGAGATATTATGATTCTAATGATCATGTAGTGGCCATCAGCAAGGTTACGGAGGATATTGTTAGAAATGTATCACCAACTGTACCATGTACACGCATCGCCCACGCAGTGGATACAGAGATTTTCAAAAAAAATGAAAACTCTAGTATAAAGCAAATTTCTTCTAATTTGCCTAAAGACAAGTTTGTGTTTTTTTGGAACAACCGGAACGCCCGCCGCAAACAATCAGGATCAGTAATATGGTGGTTTTCTGAGTTCATTAAGAAAACAAAGAACAAGGATAGTATATTGTTGATGCACACAGAGCCTTTTGATCCAAACGGCCAAGATTTAGTCCAAATAATAGAAAATTTAGATCTAAAAAAGCGTGTTTATTTGTCTACTGAGAAGCTCTCCCCTGAAGATATGGCGGTTTTATACAACTATGCTGATTGCACAGTAAACATTGCTGATGCAGAGGGTTTCGGCCTCTCCACCTTAGAATCACTCTCTTGTGAAACTCCGATTATAGCAACGATGACCGGGGGCTTACAAGAACAAGTCACGAATGGAGAAGACTGGTTTGGTATGGGAATACAACCAAGTTCTAAATCTATCATAGGGTCACAACAGGTGCCATGGATTTATGAAGATCGAATTAATGGGGATGACTTTATTGAATGCCTAGAAGATATGTATAATTTATCACCTGAGGAGCGCGCTAAGATGGGCTCAAAGGGCCGCAACCATGTTTTAGAAAATTTTGAGTTAAAAAATTATCAAAAACAATGGGATGAGTTATTAACATCGATTCACAATGAGTTGGGATCTTGGTCTGGCAGGAAAAGATATAAAAATTGGAGATTTTCGGAGATAAAAAATGCAGTATAATATTTTAGTTGAGGGCCCCTATCTGACTCAATCTGGCTATGGCGAGCATGCTCGACTTGTCCTGGGCGCCCTACGAGACCAAGAAAATATAAATGTTTATGGTGTGCCTTTACAGTGGGGAAAAACTTCTTGGTTATCCTTGGATTCTGAAGATAGAAAATGGTTTGATGAAATTAGTCAAAAGCTTCAGGTATCACCACCGGAAAAATTTGATTTGCATGTTTTTATTGGCATACCTTCTGAGTTTGAGAAAAAGGCCGAGAAAGGAATATGCGTCACCGCGGGCATTGAGGTAGACAGGGTAAGTCCAAATTGGCTTATAAAAACTTATGAAATGGACAAAATGATAGTTCCGTCTACTTTTTCCAAAGAGGTCTTTAGGAATACTAGCTATAGGGCCCCGCCGAATAAAGAGGATGGAGAGGAAGAAGAACAGGTTTTGGAGTGCAAAACAGCAGTGGACGTTGTACCGTATAGTAGCCGCTCTTATGATTCGGATAAGAATTTCGAAATAGATTTGAAGGATAATTTTAATTTCCTTTGCGTTGCTCAATGGGGCCCCAGAAAAAACTTGGAAAAAACAATAGCATGGTTTTTAGAGGAATTCCACGATGATTCTGTTGGTTTAGTGTTGAAAACAAACTTTGCACGAAACTGTAATATAGATTTTGAACTAAGTAAACTTACATTACAAAGAATTTTAAAGCAAATTGATCCCGAGAATAATAGAAAATGTTCTTTATATTTGCTTCATGGAGATTTGACAGAGGAACAAATGGGGTCCTTGTATACTAATAAAAAGGTTAAAGCTATCGTTTCAGCAACTCACGGAGAGGGTTTTGGCCTTCCCTTATTTGAAGCCGTGTGCCATGGCCTTCCAGTTGTCGCTCCAAATGCCACTGGTCATGTGGACTTTCTTTATGCTAAGAATAAGAAAAATAAGATTGTTGCCCATTTTGCAAAGGTAGATTTTTCTATGGTTCCTGTTCCTGAGAACTTTTTGTGGGAAAATATAATAGAAAAAGGATCAAGGTGGCTTGAGCCTGATGAAAGATCGTTTAAACAATCTATGCGTGATGTTTTTAGGGATAACCGAAAGTACAAATCTTTCGCCAAGATTTTACAAAAAAAGGCTTTAAAGGAATACGATAGATTGGAAATTTTTGAGAGACTTAGAGAATCAATAATGTCAGTTTTAGAAAAAGACTTAGAAGACCTAAATTTAAAGGTGTTCTCATAACGTGAAAATCTTATGGATTAGTGATTTTTTTCTAGAGGATGGTGTTTATGGTGGGGCAGAATTAGTAGACAACATTATCATAAGTGAGTTAAAGAAAAACCACACAGTTGACACTGTTAATTCAGCCAACATTACATATAAAGAGTTAGGCTCTTATGAAAAATTAATTTTTTCTAATTTTGTTTTAGTATCAAATGATCTTCTGAAAAAAATATCTTCTTCAAATATAGAATATCTAATAATGGAGCATGATCACAAATACCTTTCGAACAGGGACCCTTCTCCGTTTCGCTCCCAGCAAGCCCCTCCAAAATATATTAAAAATTATAATTTTTATAAATCAGCAAAAGCAGTTTTATGCCAATCCTCTGGCCATGCTCAGTGTTTGATTAAGAATTTATATATTGAGAATATAGTCAATTTAGGGTCTTCCATTTGGTCTACTGATCAGTATGAGCACTTGAGGCAACTCGGGCCCGTATCAAAAAATGATAAATATGCTATAGTAGATTCACCAAATTCAGTTAAAAATACTTCACTTGCGGTTAAATATTGTAACAAAAATTCTATACAATATGACTTAATTTCTGATAAGAATTGGAATTCGTTTGTTAAAAAAATGTCAACCTACAAGGGCCTGGTCTTCTTTCCTAAAGTTTATGAGTCTTTTTGTCGATTAATTGTTGAGGCTCGGATGATGAACTTGGAAGTAATAACAAACGACAAAATTGGCGCCATCACTGAATCTTGGTTTCATGAAATAAAAGGTGAAGAATTAATTAATTTTTTGCAAGAGAATAAAAAAAGAATCTTTAACACTTTAGAAGAATGTATTGAGGGAAAAGTTAATAGCATAAATATTAATAAGCCCAAGGTCTCCATTATAACTTCTATGTTTAAGGGTGCCAAACACTTAAAGCCATTTTTATTGAATATGATAAATCAAACATATTTTAAAAATTGTGAATTAATTATTATTAATGCAAATTCGCCAGAGAACGAGGATGAAATTATTGAACCATATTTACAAAAATATGATAATATTTTTTATGAAAGATTAGATCACGACCCCGGTATTTATGGGACATGGAATTACGCACTAAAGAAAACAACCGGCAAGTATATAACAAATGCAAATTTGGACGATAGAAGATCTTTAAAACAAATTGAAGAATTGGTAAAAACCTTAGAATACAATCCAGATGCGTCACTTTCTTATACTGAGTGTTATGTAACTCATACCGATGATGAGGATTTTTACAATAATAGCTCTGAAGGCCAGACCTATCCGGCTTCTGGATTCTCAAAAGAGAACATGATAAAATGTTTGCCGGGCTGCATGCCATTGTGGAAAAGAGAAATTCATGAAACTTGTGGCTCTTTTAACGAAAGTTATAAAATGGCTGGTGATTGGGAAATGTGGCTTAGAGCGGTTAAAAATGGATATTCATTTGTAAAAGTCGAGACTCCCTTGGGGCTTTATTATTTTAACCCGGAAGGGCTATCTACTTCTAAAGACAAAGATAGGGCAACCGAAAGGTATAACGAAGAAAAAGATATATTTTGGAAATATACAGATGTATTTGGCCAGCGTATCACTGAGAGATATAGAGAGTACTTTTCACAATGAAAATTTTTCAAGTATTCAGTGGTTGGTCAGATAAGGCAACAAAGAAATGAAAAAATTAATTTGTTTTAGTCTTTGGGGAAAAGAGAAGAAATATACTGTCGGCGCCGTCAAAAATGCGGATCTTGCATTAACTATATATCCTGATTGGATCTGCCGATATTATGTGGGTGGATCAACACCAAAGAACACTATAGACAAATTAAGTAAAAGAAAAAACACAGAAGTTTTTTTAATGAATGAGAGAGGCGACTGGACATCCATGTTTTGGAGATTCTATCCTGCATCAGACGAAGATGTTTCTTGCATGATTTCCAGGGATGTTGACAGCCGACTAAATCACCGAGAACGTGTCGCTGTTGATCACTGGCTTTCTAGTGATAAAGGGTTTCACATTATGAGAGATCACCCCTATCATGCTACTGAAATATTGGGCGGCATGTGGGGCGCCAAAAGGGGAACAGTTCCGCAAATGAGGGCCTTAATAGAAAAATATATTAAAGGAAATTTTTGGCAGGTTGATCAAAACTTCCTTAAAGAGATTTATCCTCTAATAAAAGATAACGCCCTTGTTCATGATCCTTATTTTGAAAACACCGGATTTCCAACAAAAAGACAGCCTGGGTATTTTGTGGGTCAAGCGTTTAATGCTGATGATACGATGTGCGAGCCAGAGCATAGCAAAATGTTGTGAGTAAAATAAAAATAAATAAAGAATTTTTAAAAATTTCGTTATTTGAATTTAAAACAAAGGTTTTGCAAGAAAATAAGAAAATTTTAGACTTGTATGATAAAAGTTTTGAAAAAGCCACAGCAGCTCACGAACTATATCGAACGAATTGGCGTGTAAATTTTTTAGATAATCATCGTTATATGAACTGGATTATCTATACTTTTTTAAAAAATGCCGTAGATGGATCCGGACCAATATTGTTTAATTCTCCTGTTTTTAAAAAAGATTTTACGGTAATGGACATAGGGTGTTACGATTCCTGTTTAGTTAGAATTTTAAATGATAACGGTATTAAGGCTTGCGGATATGATGATAATTACTGGGATGAAATGTTTGATTTGCTGAATACAAAGAGTAAGATTAATAATTATACTTGTTTGCCCGAAGTAGCGATAATGTTGAACTATGCACACAACTTTCATCCCGACAAATTATTACAATATGTGAAAGAAAAATGTGGTAATCTTCCATCAATTTTATTTTTTGATTTTGATGCAAATGTAAAACACTTGTATCAACATTTATATTATGACCAGAGAGAAGAATTTGAAATATTGCGATTTCCAGATTATGAAGAGAGGGAATTATTTGTATGGGTAGGATGATAAGAATTGATGACTTTCCACATGGTGACAGAAGATTATTTATTGCCAACCACAGTCGCAATCATTTATATAGGAAAATAGTCGCTGAGGCTTTAAATGTTTTTGAATTAAATAAAGTTGATTATATATTGGGCGCCTCTCCTCTTCTGTTTCAAGATGGTGACGTCGAATTTTTAAATGAGACTGTTCATCATGGTAAGGTTGTCTTGCATGGATTTACCCATGGTTGGGAGAGGGATCCTTGGTCGAGTATAACATCTTGCTGGCCTACTGGTGGGGAATTTTCTGGCCTATCGTGTGAAGAGATAAGAGAAAGATATGAAAGATCTTTAGAAACAATAAGTAAAGTAAACTGTTTTTCAAGTGATCATTTTATAGCTCCTTTTAATTGTTATAATCAAGAACTCTTGGATGTTTTAAGCGAAACTCCCGTTAAATTTATACACACTTCTGATGAATTTTGGGATGAATATGATTTAGCAGATTTAAATTATTATGATATTGAGCCTGTAATTTCAAAATTTAAGGTAACTTATGATGATGCCAATAAAGTTATAAATAATCTTCATGACGAATCACAGATAACTCTTCATTGGTGTTATGATGTTGCTCGCTATAACTGGCTAGATGATTACCAAAAGCTTTGTAACGAGGTTAAGAAAGGGTAAAATGAAAATTGCAATAATTCAGGAGAATGGTAGGCATGAAAAAAATAGAGATTTTAGAGAATGTTTTTCAATGCAAAGATCTTTGCAAAAACTTAATTTCGTTGTTGACGTTTGGGGCCTGGGGCATGATAATTATGAAAAAGAATTGGAATGGGATTCCTATGATACAATATTGAATTTAGAAAATTATGATTCAACCGGTTGGCTTCCAGATTTATCTCAAACGTCAAAACCTAAGAAACTCTTATGGTCCATCGATGCTCACTGTAGGGGCTTAAATGCTTATAGGAAAATTTTTGAAAAAGGAAATTATAATTTAATATTACAAGCTACAAAGGATTTTGTTGATAACAACAGTTGTTGGTTCCCAAATTGTTATGATTCGACATTGATTGAAAGAAATAATACAATAGAGAGGAAAAGCTTTTTAGGGTTTTGTGGTTCTTTACTCAATAGAGGGGAAATTTTATCTTTTCTAGAAAACAAATACGATTTGAGGAAAGACATATGGGTTTTGGGAAGAGATATGGTTAAAGCTGTTAACTCATATCAAATACATTTTAATATTAATTTATCGAATGATATAAATTATCGAAGCTTTGAAACTTTGGGTTGTGGCACCGCTTTGTTGACAAATAAAAACTATCAGTATGATGAACTAGGCTTCATCGATGGCGCAAATTGTATAACATATTCTTCCGTAGAAGAAATGGTCAAAAAGCTGGATTACTATAAAAATAATCCAAAAGAGGTGAGTCAAATACAAAAGAAATCTGCTGAGCTAGCTAAGTCACACACCTATGACGTGCGCGCTTCCACTTTGGGAGATATAATTTGTGAAATATGACAAAATATTAGTCACCGGAGGAGCGGGGTTTATAGGAACCGCTCTTCTTAAGAGACTTAGCTCTCAGTTTCCGGATTCAACATTATACTCGTTAGATAATTATAGTACGGGTACCGCCAAGAATCATATATCCGGCGTGACATATATAGGAGATTTGACAGAAAATATTAATAATTACTCGTGGATAGTGCCAGACATAGTATTCCACTTTGGAGAATATTCTAGAGTTTCAACTAGCTTTTCGGATCACAAGAGAGTATTTGATTCTAATATAATTGGTACCAAAATGGTTTTGGATTTTTGCAGTGAAAATCAAATTAGAATGATATATTCGGCTTCAAGCACAAAATTTGGAGATCAAGGTAAGAATGTGAACAAATCTCCGTATGCATATTACAAAAGTGTGAACACAGAAACTATAAATAATTATAGAAGTTGGTTTGATTTTGACTGTTCATTAACTTATTTCTATAATGTTTATGGCCCTGGTCAAATTGAAGAGGGAAAATATAGCACTGTGATTGGAGTATTTGAAAACCAAAGAAGAAACAATAAGCCCATCACAGTGTGTTCTCCTGGCACTCAGGTTAGGGATTTCACACATATTGATGATATAATTGATGGCCTTATCGTGATTATGGAAAAGGGTAAATCGAGAGAATATTTTTTGGGGACTGGAGAAAAATATTCAATAATTGAGATAGCTAAAATGTTTTCAAAAAGTATTGAAATAATTGATCCTCGACCCGGCGAAAGATTTGATAGTTCAATAAATTTAAAAAGTATGTTAGAATTAGGTTGGAAGGCTAAAATAAATATAAAAGATTATATAAGGGGTCTGTTATGAAAAAAGCATTAGTTCTGGGCGCTGGCGGCTTCATCGGCGGCGCGATGTGCAAGAGATTAAAAAAAGAAGGCTTTTGGGTTAGGGGAGTCGACCTGAAGAAACATGAATTCTTTGACATAGAAGAGGTTGTTGATGAGTTTGTGATAGGGGATCTGAGAAGTAAATCTTTGGTGAGCCTTGTAATGTTTGCTCCGGATCAAGGAAGTTGCGAAAACTCAACCAAATCATTTGATGAGGTATATCAGTTCGCCGCCGATATGGGCGGGGCCGGCTTTGTTTTCACGGGTGAAAATGATGCAGATATTATGCACAACTCTGCAATGATTAATCTACATGTGGCAGAACAAGCAGTTGAGAAGTCGGTAAAGAGGGTCCTCTATTCTTCTTCAGCATGTATGTATCCGGAATATAATCAGAAAGACCCAAAGAACCCCTTGTGTGCAGAGGACTCAGCATACCCAGCTTCTCCAGATTCGGAATATGGGTGGGAGAAGCTTTTTAGTGAAAGAATGTTTCTGTCTTTCGCCAAGAATTATGACTTAGACCTAAGGATAGCACGCTACCATAATATTTTTGGCCCAGAAGGTACTTGGGCAGGTGGACGTGAAAAAGCCCCTGCAGCACTATGTAGAAAAGCCGCTTTGGCAAACTCTAATGATAATATAGAGGTCTGGGGAACAGGAATGCAAACAAGGTCATTTTTATATATAGATGAGTGTTTGGAAGCTACTTGCAGGCTTATGAGAAGCGAAGACTTCCGTGGCCCAGTTAATATAGGGTCGGAGGAGATGGTATCAATAAATGAGTTAGCACAAATAGCTATTGCAATTTCAGCCAAAGAATTAGGCATATATAACATACAGGGCTCTGAATTTTATGAAAAATATGGTTTCGAATGTCCTGTGGGGGTCATGGGCCGGAACTCAGATAATAATCTTATAAGAAAAGAGTTAAATTGGGATTATTCTATGCCTTTAAAAGAGGGTATGCTTAAAACTTATTTATGGATTGATAATCAAATTAAAAAAGGAGAAACTAAATGAGACTTTCAAATCAAGCGATAGGCACAATTATGATGTGCCTTCAAAAAGCGATCATAAGCCAGACGGATGTTACAGACCATCTTAGAAATTTAAAATTTGAGGTTAATAACAATGAAGCCTTGGAGGTAATAAATCCTCCCACGTTTGAGATTCCAAATGAATATTTGGCTCAAGACGATGAAACAAAAACAACAGTTGGGAGTGACTAGCTTGCCAATATATAATTATACTTGTCAAGATTGTCAATTAACCTATTTTATAAAACACAGCATTGATGATTCTCCGCCTGTGTGTCCGCAGTGTGATTCGCACGAAGTCAAAAAGAACTTAAAGACACTAAAGGGGCCCTCAAACAAAAAAGATCCCGTAGGGTCTGTTGTTGAAAAGTTTATTAAGGATTCAGCCATTGATCTTCAGCTGCAAAGGGAATCTTTTCGAGATAGAGACGAATAATGTTAGAAATAATAGCAATAGCTCTCTCCTTGTCTATGAACCTTTTTTTGATATTTTATTGTAGGTTTCTTTTGTCTAATTTAACTGATTTGACTGAATCAGTCAAAGACATGTCAATCATATTTAGTGGCTTTAAAAAACATGTCGAGGGCCTTCATGAAACGGAAATGTTTTATGGAGACTCTTCTTTGCAGAACTTAATTGAGCATTCAAAATTTGTTCTTGATAAAATTAGTGAAAATTCAGAAATAATAGATTTAATAGATCAGGAGGATGTAGATGAAACGGAGGAAGCCTAAAAAAAATGCTTATTTTAGAAAAGTTCATGAAAATGCCATTATTGAGTATGCTTTAACTGACTGTATAAATCGAAGGACGGAACTCTATATTGAATTGATAGGTCCGGTCTTTGATGAGATGGTAGACAAAATAGTGTATACTTATAGGTTCACAAATTTACCAAATATAGATGTTTTGAAAGAAGATTGCAAGATATGGTTAACAACTATATTGGATAAATATGATCCCAACAAAGGATCAAAAGCTTTTTCATACTTTTCTGTTGTTACGAAAAATTGGTTTATTCACAAGATTAAAACTACATCCAAGAAGAACCGGATAGAGATGAGTTATGAGGATATGGTGGCTTCCGGAGCTTCCGATTTAAAGAACGCTTCTACCGATGGGCAAGATTATTATAATTTGAGGACCGATGCAGAATTCTGGCTATTGTTGAAAGATCAATTAAATAATTGGGATTCTCCTAAATTAAAAGAAAACGAAAAGAAAGTTCTAGAGGCCACTCGCATACTTATTGATAATGTTGATAACTTAGAAATTTTTAATAAAAAAGCAGTTTATCTTTATTTGAGAGAGATAACTGGCCTTAATACTAAGCAAGTAGTCACTAATTTAAAGAAGATAAGGGAGAAATATAGAATTTTTAAGATGAAATATGATCGCGATGACCTTTAAGAACAAAAATATTTTAAATAAAATATAATTATTAATATGAAAACATTAGAACAATATATAGAAAAGGCAGTTTCGAACATTACTGAAGATCGTGCTACGACGAAGGCTTTGTTAATGGAGCTGATGAAATGGATGCAGAACGCAGAAGAGAGACATAAAGAAGTGGGAATGATTGCCGCGAAATATTTAGAAACACTGCAGCGGTCAAATGAACAGCTAGTAAAAATTTCTGGTCTCGTGCAAAAAGAAACAAATACGGTAAGTCCGATGACTGATAAAGACAAGCAGGAGCTTTTTGATATGATTCAAGAAGAAGAGAAATAATGGCCAACGATGTCACCATCGACGACGTTGCAGATGCAGATCTGGTCGCCGGCAACGCCATAGCTCATATACTGGATGAAGTAAAAACAGTTGATGATCTTTACAAAGCGGCTAAAATGGATCCAGATAAATTACGCCAAGCCGCAATGAATCTCATCAAAGACAAAATGAAGGATCCGTCGGATCTTATGTCTTCGAAGGAAGATGCAGCTGCAAGAGCAGCAGATCATCTCCGCGCGTGGGAGGCTTATCAGGATCTTGTAACAAAAAGGAACACTTTAAACGTTGAGAAGAAGAGGAACGCCCCCGGGACTCCTGGTGCCGGAGATCCCCGAAAGGTTATTGATCACTTGAAAAAGCGACTAAGAATTTTAGAGATTAATGCGAATGATGGTAATCCCGATGGTGAACTAGTGGCGGTTGCTGAAGAGATCCAAGTTTTATCCCTCAATGAGTTGCAAGAGCAGCACAATATGAGTATAGATATTTCTAAAATTTTAGAAACATCGAATAGAATAGGGGGAGGGTCTACGAGGATTATTAGAATAAGGGGGTATGTCCCTCATAAACATTTTATTGTCCCACCGGATAGTTCAACTGAGGAAGTGACCGCAACTGACTTGGACCACAAGAGGACAAGAACCTTGTCTAACTTTTATGGCATTGTTGAGTGTGGTTCTCTCCCTAACGTAAAGGACCTTATTCGCGTCCGGTTTCCTGATGCAAAAGATTTTAGTGCTGGTGTTTTTTTAGGTGTAAAACTATCGATGACTTACGTTAAACCACCGCCGAGCGCTAAGAAAGCTTTTGACTAGTATAATATATGAGAGAAAATAAAGTATGACAGAAACGAGAGCAATATACAGCGAGCCCTCGCGCAATCCGAGAAAAAGAGGCATGGGCCCCGATGCTCTTGATGAGGGTGTTCCACTTTTCGCCCAAAGAAAGACTGATGAGGTGATATGTGGAGACAACAACACCTGGATTGTTCTTGGCCGCGACAGAACCCCCGCAACAAACGAAAAACACTCTGCGGCATCTGTTGGTGATGGGTACGGCGGACGCGGTTGGCAAGCCGCAGGAGCTATTGATATTGTCGTCGGCCGCGGGGCCCCATTCCCGGTAGGAAAAATGACTCAGTCTGGAGCTTCGAAGGAGGATCCTGGTGTCTTTTTGGACCCAATTTTTGGCGTGGAGCTTGATCCAACGTTGGCAGGAACGAAAATGTTTGGTGATTACGAGCATACTGGGCTAATAATGGATGCTGCTCGCATTTATATTAGCCAAAGAACAGATATTGATGCTGCATTCGAATTATCAGAAGGGTGGACAAATCCATCTCCGGACGCACAAACCTCTCCTCGATCAGCCATCGCGATGAAGGCTGATGAATTAAGATTTATAAGCAGACAAGGGATAAAATTAGTTACGGGCCCGTTGGGAGGGAACAAGGGCGAAGATAAAGTTAACTCTCAAGGCGGTGATGTTTCCGCCACCTTTGGAATTGATCTTATAGCCGCGAATGGAAATTTGCCAACTGGCCAAGATCAAGAGCCGCTAGTAAAGGGGATTATGTTAGTAAAGGCCCTGGAAGAAGTACAAGACATGATATCTGCTTTGACTGGAATAGTTACATCACTGTGGATAAACCAATTTATGTTTAACGTTTTTACGGCAACACATTTTCATCCTGAGATTATTCTTTTGGGTTTTCCTGGCGTCCCGCCACCAACTTTATTTGGGCATGCTCTTCCATTTTATATTGCAGAGTCTATGAACAAAATTTTGCCGTCTTTAATAAGTCATAAATTAAATTTAGGATTTTTTGCTATGAATTATTTGAGTCCAGCTTTTGATGGATATATTTGTAGTAGATATAATTCTACGAATTAAGGTTTAATATGTTAAGAAAAATAACTTTAAAAATAAACATTTCTGACACTCGCGCGCGCGAAACAAATGCCGAAGTTGCAGCAAACGATGACTTAGATATACTTCCTGCTCCGTATGTTTTCGATTCCACTCTCAGTTTGCAATCTACCGGTGTGCAGGTTCTTATTTTAAAGCATATATTATCGCAGCTGGTTGAGTTTGAAGCATATGAAAATGAAGGAGCTTGTGAGGTACCCATATCATGGCAAGACGGCCCATACTTTGATAAAAAGACCAAGTATGTTTTATATAAATATCAAACTTTAAATAGAGAGCATATAATCTCTTTCATAAAAAGCAACAAAAGAGCGACGACTGATGAGATAACAAACCAAGAGTCAGAAACTAAATTTGTAGGAGACTTGGGTATCATGTCATTGGCTACGATTGCTTGTATGCATGGATATAGAAAACCTTCTAGTCAGCCTGGTGAAACCCCTAGTTCTTACCGGTTTACTAATCACTCTTTCACTGTAGATTCTGATTCGGATGACTCTGATATAGAAAAATCACAACTTTTTAAAAGCACAGAACACATCTTAAATTTAATAAATGATTTTACTTTGGGTATATACCCTGATGAGCTAGGAAGAAACGAATCTCCTACCGAAGCAGCTAGTCGCTATGATGCAACATCGCGCAGCAAAGCCGGCGATTGGTTTTCTAAACCAGATCCGAATATTATAGGACGCGCAGACATCGCAGCCGGCCTAGAGGATGAGCCCTTCGATATCGGTCTAGATAAAATTGGATTATATTTACCAACGGAGTATGACTTAAGAAACCCTCCGGTTCTTACTGAATCAAACTGGAAGGAGTATGTAAGAGAGGTAGCGGAAGAAGCCACCGAAAAGATTTTGTTATTTAATGGTATTGATATAACGAAGCAATCTATTCTGCGATTATTTTTCAATGATGAAACTTTCTTTGGTTTGTATCCTAACTTTAATAACTACAAGAAAATTCCGAATAATGTAGAATATTATATTTATCCGAAAGATGAAGATTATGAAGAACACTTTGTTATTGATATGTCAAATATTGATGCTAATTCTGATTTATTCGTTGACCCCACCAATAGGTCTCACTTTTTTTTACAGGGAATACAATTTTTAGAAGAATCGACGAGTGGCGAAGAATATTTGCCTTTGGTCGAATATACGGGATTCACTACTCCTTCATTTAGGCCCGGGGCTATATATAAAAACGAGTTTATATTTAGTAGAAAAAAAATAGAAATGATTAAGAATGCCTGGCAAGATTTAACACCGGCCCCTTCACCGCCGCAGCAGTCTAGATCAGAATCTATGGAACAAAACATAGAAAATAGAAAACAAGAAGAGCTGGATAGAGTTGAAGGCTCGCCATATCCAGATCTAGAGAGATCTTTGTCCGATGATTGCATCGAAGGTAAGGTAAATGATTATTTTAATGAAGTTGGGGCAATAAACGCTGTTGTCTCAATGACTCGTGGAGAACTAAATGAAAATGTAAATAGAGTTATAAGTGACGCTAAAGATAGTATACTCAGGCACGATGCCGTCGACAGCGAGAAAGAGAGAAAAGATTCTAGTTTAGAAGATCAGATTCGAAATCGTCAAGCTCAAGGCGCCGATGAGGGGAGTATGGGGTCTTTTGGTATGAATGATTCTGCTGCTATGTTGAATCCATCAATGCCCATGTATGAACCCAAGAAGCCAAAAGATTATAAGCCTGGCCTTATTAATGGGACTTTGTCCGATATTCGTAGTAGAATTAAAAAAGTTTCAAAACTTCTTAAAGACGCTTCCAAAGAATTGGAAGAGTTGGAAAGCAGCTTGCCTGATAAAACACTAGTGCCGGACATGGATTTGAAAAAAGAGGCCAAATACATGGATGAGGCTTTGGTTTATTTTGAAGATTTAGCCAATGCGGCCACTGACCAGGCGGCAATCGATGAGGCTATGCAAATAATAGACACCGGCTACACCGAAGAAGAAAGAAGATCTATTGTCGAAACATTATCTTCAGATCCCGATGAAATTTATTTTGAATTTGAAACAGAGATGAGCAATAAAAAACAAGGGTACTTGAAAGTTGTAGACATGGGCGATCAACCTACGATGTATTACAACAAGGACAAACAATTGCTGGTGGACTCAACGGTTTTGCACGCCTGGAATTACAACCGGTTAAACAAGATTATGGATTTTTTCTATAGGCCGTCTTACACAATTGGGTATCTGGCAGATATGTTCGGCATGATTTGGGAAAGCAGGTCGGCCGCCTTAAAACTGGGTGGCTGTTTTACTTTCATGAAATCCGCGGCCTCCGTAGCTTTAATTATAAAGTATACTATCCCCCGCCCAGCAATAGAGCCAAAAATAGGGGAAACGGATTGGCCTCCCTTCTCGGGGCCCTTTAAAACCGCAACTAACCAAGCTGCGGATCAATCATTAGCATATGTATTGTCTTTTGAAAAGGCTGTTTTAGATTGGAAAAAATCCGCCCTCCGCAGCCTGGATGCCCGTCCTCCCTTGCCTGATTTTTCAAAAGAGTTTAACGCGGTTTGTAATTTAGAGAAATTATATCAAAAATTCTTGGACAAATTAAACATAGGAAACTTGATTTGTCAAGTTCTGAAATGCATGGGCTTATGGCCAATCGGGATCGATTTTAATTTAAGTTTCATATTGCCGAAGATGCCGAAGATGCCTACGTTTGATATACTTAAATATCTTCATGTAATAATATATAAAGCGATCATACAAACTCTCGCAAAGGTATTGTGCAACGTCGCGCAAACTATATTAGATTTGTTAAAGTTAGATTGTAGAGGGCCCGACATAAGCTTAGGTGATAGAGCAGATTATCCTGTATCAAGGGTCCAACATCCTTCTCCGGGACCGGTCCCGGGCCTCGGCCAAGCTATTCAAGAGTTAGCCATCGCCGCGGCACGAGTGGGTCTTCCTGAGACTCTTTATGACTCTCCCAATCATCCGGCCGGATCACCGCTGCATGGAACCGGAGGTGCAAAGCAATTTGTAGAGGACTTATCTCATTTATTATCTCCATCTGAACAATGTGCACTCTATAGGGGAGATGGGTCCTTGACGGCCTTAGGTCTTGCTATGAACTTAATTAAAAGAAGTTATTCTAATTCTGATAGCCCTTCTCTTTCGGACTATTTTGATACCGATGAAGAGATAATGACCTTTTTTGCAAAACTTGGAATAGCCGGCGCATCAGAAGCGTGCAATCTCATCGATGATGTACTAGATCAGGCCGGCCCCGAGGGCATACCAGAGCTCGACAAGCCGGATGATTGTTTGTGCATTGATGGAGAGTCGTTGAGAGACAAATTTTTGAGATCTCAATTTGCAAATTACTATGCCTCTGATCCAGATCCTGCCGGATCTGATGGATCGCCACGTTCCAGGGGGCGCCCCTCACAAGATGAGGCAAATGAATTTATGGGAGATGTTACCGCCGCCATGGCTCGCGAGGCCTTGGATCGAGCAAACAAAAAGAGAGCAGATGTTAAAAAAGCTTTCGAAGAATTGGCAAGTGGAGAATTGATAAGCAAGGTACCCGAAGAATTAGCTGATTTTTCAAATCCATCTAGCCCACTTTTCGATATTCCTGGGTCCTTTAAATCTCTTCTTAAAACAGCAATCGACGGCACCTTAGAACCAATTAAGTCTGAATATTATGAGGATATAAGAAAATATGTCCCCTTTATGCACCAAGAGATAACAACGGTTCACGCAGATAGCCAGTTGGCTACTGGTGCGAACCAAGCATTAGAGAGAAAAAAAATAGCAACAATAGAAACGTTGAGAAATTATAATTTTTGGTTATCGATTGTGCGCCCGACCGATTTTGACTTATCGGAAATAGACCCAAAGAATATTGATTTGTTGTATTCCTTTTATTGTCTTTTGTACCCGATATACAAAGAGAGGTATTTGGCTCGCTATTCTAATGATCGCACACACTATATGCGTCATGATCTTTTTGGCAAAGAAAAATTAGAAGATGCTTTTGAGTCCTTAAGGGTGGGTGTGGACGTTTCTGGAAACCCCCTAGAGGCAGTGGAGAAAGTTGAGCGCGTCTTGGAGCTTTATCCTTCTCCTTACCCTAGAAAGACTGGATACCGCCCACCACAAGCTTATGATAGAGTCGAAAAGGAATACGAGGCAAGTACATGGAAAAATTTTATAATCAACACTGATGCTGCGCAAACCTACAACAGGGCGATTAGTTCTAAAACGGTTCGCCCAATGAGGAAAGCCCTTGAGAAAGTTTCCGGACGCTTAAGGGGGAAACCCTCTGCGCAACTTTCATTCCCTCCTGTCATCCGCGGAGCAACCCCCGGTCGCGCCTCTGATTATAGTGGCTGGATGTTGACAGACAGTGTGCGAACTGTTCAAATGTTTGCTTTCCAGGATCCTCGATCGGAAATAATAAGATTCGAGGGCCTTCCGGCCAACCAAACTACTTTTAGAGCGCCTATAATTACTGGATTTTCCCCACCGGATCTCACGGCAATGCATGCTGGGGACAAACACAAAGGCAAAAAACTTCCAGCAGGGTTTACTAAAACTTTCAGTTTGGAGACTTTTATTGAAGGAGATCTAGATGAATCGGATCTTTTAAAAAGCGAAATTCTTAAGAAAATAGCAGACCGCTTACAGGAATTAATAGATGAAATAACAAATGTTTTTAGTTTACAACAGGCGGGTGGATCCGCTGGGTCTGCCACACAGCAGGTGACTGAGTTTTTGCCAAAAGTGAAGCCACTTTTTCAAAAAGAGTTAGAAATTTCAAGAGAATCTGATGATCAATCTAGGGAAATAATTTATACAAGTAGTTCTCCGGATTCAAAGGCTCGTATTGAGCTGAGATCTCCCCCGACGCTGTCTGATATAGGCGAACAATTGATTTCTAGGTTGCAGTCAGATGATGAAGATATCGTAAATCTCCGAGAAAAAATCAGTAAACAATTAGAAGGGAAAATGCGATTTGAATCATATTATTCGCAAGATTATCGAAATATAAATACTAGCTTTCATGTTATCAAAGACCCTCACTATCTTAGGAATGTTGATGTCAATAATGTTGATTCGGATAATCATGAAAAAACAATATTTGCAGAAAATTGCAAACTTATACCCGTAAGTTTGATTTCTGATAATGAATTGGATTCAATCTATTTTAATGAAAACATTGACTTTGATGGAAGAGAATACCCTAATGCGGTTGGTCTTTACACTGGGATGATCGTCAACGGCGCCTGGGATTTGTTTAGAAAGCATGATATAGATATAAGAGAGAGAACAGAACCCGGAACTGGAAAAGATCCATATAGTTGGATTTCTGACACATATGACGAAGCCGTGGAATTTTATTTTGAAGACGTGTTTGATCAGGTGTTTGATTCACCTTTTATTTCTGATGAAAATTATATAGAAATAATAAAAAAGAAGTTAACAGGAGTTCCGTATACAAAAGAAGAAGAAGATGATAGCGGCTGTAATTTAGAAAGAACAGGGTATGAGCCAGTTAAAATTCTAATTGACTTTGAAAGAGAGATTGAGGCAGCACTATCTAGGGTGATAAGCAGATTAAGAACTCCAAATTCGCTTAGAAATCATGACTTTAGAAAACCAAGTCCGTTCGAAGAGGGGATAATTGACACAGTAGTTTTGTTATTTGTTAAAGTCCTTATGTACGAATTCGCTCTACGCGCAGGCCCAGCAATGTCTGCCTTTAAAGCTAAAGACTTGTTAAACCACCAGTTTATTGTAAATTTTGTTGTAGAGTGGATATTAAAACATGAAATAGAAAATTTAAGAGTTTTTAGGTCAAACCCAGAATTAAAAACTCGTTTCTTGGAGGCTGTAACAAAAACAACTGGCCAAGAAACAGTTGAGGAAGGTTTGAGGCTCATAATAAGAGAAGAGATGCCGGATGTCGGGACCAGGGTGGACAAATTGTTTGATTCATTTATTGAGAATAGCTCAAGTGCCTTCATGGCGCGCCTCCCCTATGGAAGTGTTTTTAATTTGTCTAGTATAAAAAGAGCCCGAGTGGATTCTAGTTCAGCTGGCCTTCAAGAAGAGTTTGAATCAGAAATATCTTCAGGTGTAAAATATTTTGATTTATCAATAAATCAACCGGAGAATTCATCAGAACAATATACCTCTATGTCCGAAGACCTAGTAGCGGAGGAGGATCAACCCGGTAGGGCTGCTCAAACTAACTTTGTTGAGGATCTTAAAAATAAAGGGGGATATATACTAGAATCCTATGTTAAGCTAAATGGCGAGATCGCAAGACAGTTTAAAGAAATTGCGCTTACGTTTGAGGGACTGCAGGAAGAGTTAAACAAAATTGAAGATGCAGAGTTAGCTAGGGATGATCAAGCCGACGTTAATGTGGTACAAAATCAACAGAGGCTGGCAAAACATATAACAGATACAGAAAACGAAGTGATTGTCAGTATTCAAGAATTTAGAGACTTTATGCAAGGGACTGTAATCGACCCTATAATGGAAAACTTAGGTTTAGACCTAGACCAATTAGGGTTTTCGGAAAATTGTAATGGGCGCCCAAAATTTGTTAACAAATACCCCCATACTTTGGTTTCTTTGGATAGAAAGCACACTGTTTTGGACTCTAGGCACATTAATTGGATGAATTCTCTTGATAACCATGTTCAGCAAAATTATTTGATAGATCCAGAAAGTTTTGAACTAGAGGATGCGCGCCTACAATCTCGCGTTACTAAATTATCTAGCCTTGTTGGTTCAGTTCATCCGATGGACGAAGCGACTCAAGGTGCTAGTGGATTTAAGCCGAGAAGATATCTCATGTATCCGGTTGATATGTGCCCATACATATCTACGTCCAATAGAGAAGAAGACGTGGTTTCGGCAATAATGACATCGGCTAACGCCAATGCAACGGATGCAGAAGTTCATGGAAATGATGAAGACAATTCTTATTATCAGCTAGAGAGAAGTGTTCATCCCGATACTAGAAATTATAATTATAAGTTTAATTTTTTTGCAAATCCAATCAATACACGTACAAATTCTAAAAGCAAAGAAGGGTACGCCTTTACTGCACCAAAAGAAATAAATACTAGAAATTTAATTCCTATTTCGGAAGATGAAATGATCTGGAACCCGGGAACTTCTGGTGATATTATTGCAAAGAATGGTGTAATGTCGGATGAGAAAATAGTTGAGAACATGCCGTTTCAGCTAGAGGAGGAAGACTTAGGAGATTTTAAGAAAGTAATTCAAAGAGTCCGCGTAAATCGCCCCAACATGTTACAATTAAATTCCAAAATTGGAGCTTCTGACGAAGAGTATCTTGAAGACCTGGAGGATCTCGGTTATAGCTTAAATAACGCCGGCTCACCCTTTGAAAATGCTTTAGCTGGGAATTATGAAATCTCAGCAGCAAAATTTAATGAAATAAAGAGTGAAAATAGCAACACGTATCAACAGTGGACACAATACGTCGTGGATGTTATTGGGTTTGCGGCACCAATGTTAGACGTCGGCGAAACATTTCATGCATCAAGCGACCTTCCCTCCATCGAACAACACGAGAAAGAAGTAATCAAGACAGCCGACGGATTTCAATTTTGGAAGAGATATTTGTCGACACCAAGTACAGAAATCCAACAAGCCCAAACATTTAAAGGCGTTCAGGAAACCGGAAATATCTATACTTTGAGTTCTTTTTTGGTGGAAAACCAAAAAAAATACACACATTTTCCCGATCGGCATGGCCTGGCCCGGCTTCACCCAGATGGTGTCCTCGCCCGCGGCATGCATCCGGTTGAGTATACTCGCTGGTTACTGCAAGGTAGCGCTGGGGATAACCAAGAAAGGATGTTCTCTGGTTTGTTTGGTCCGTCACTCGCTCAGCAAACTCTTGCCATGCAGCGTCCGTTTTTCGGTAGCGGCCACCCTAGTTGGGATATCCACACAGAAACAAATCGCAGCAACAATCCGGTTATCAAGGTTGACGAGCTAGCTACCAAGATGTTTATGTTTCATCACAATTCTTTAGAGAATGTCTCAACCGGATACCTTCGCTCGTTTTATGGTTTAAGTGAAATAGAAGAGAACATAATGCCGGAAGATATTTTTGTGTATTATGGCGAAATGGACAATACTCTATCAAATACGTTAGCTGACCCTGCTGCAGCCTTTTTTATGGCAACTTTTGATTATAAACTGAAGCAGAGCGAAGATGACACCGGTGCCCCCACTGGGCAACCCCCTGTCAGAGAAATAAAGATGTCACGCCCCCTTGGTGTTACTCCGGTATTTTTCTCTTCGGGGGAAGAAAATTGGGCCCAACCAACGGCAGATCAATCTTGGTTTGAGTTGCGTGCATACACTCCTGATTTACATTTTGATTTTCCGTGGACATATATTAATATGTCTTCATCCGGCCACAAAAGTTATAGTGATGATCATCTTTTTAATTCTTGCTTGAAGGTAGTCTACACAGACGAAGAAAAGTCTATTATCAATAGGCATAAAAGATACTATGTTCCTTCTTCAAGAAGTATGCGAAAAAACGGCGGCGACTACGGAACATCGATTAACGACCCGATTCATGATAAATTTTTAAAATGGAGGCAGTATTTTAATAGGGTAGACCCCATGTCTTACAAAGATTATGCTGATGATGCATCAGCTCGCGACCTCCCTCTTCCTCTGAGGACCCCAGGGAGTTATTATTGGCCGGATACTGCTTTATCTCATCGCCCGGGAGTGCAAGGATCTAAACAGCGCCTTGACTTAACAAGTCTTTTTGGTACGTGGAGGAACAACTTGTATGATCACAGTACAGCCTATGGTCAATTATATTCCGACGCGGGAAGAAAAATAAAAAATCATGTTAGAGATGCTGAGGGGAGTTTTTATAATTATTCCTTGTCTCGACTTGATAAATGGAGCAATGGGAAGTCCAATACATCAAGAAATTGGAAATCCAAGATAAGGGAGGAGTATCGTCAATTCAGTGTGAGTGACCAAGTCGATGATCGGACCCCCGGAGCCGACGGTGGCCCAGCTGTAGGTATTAATATGACCATAGCTTGGAATTTAAAAGATGCTAGACAAATATTACAAAGGTATGACTGGTCGCTACATAATATTTTTAATTTTGATCCTGTTGGTGTTCATTCTCTTAGCATGAATGCTCCGACCTCTTGTGCCAATCGAACAGGGGGTGAAGGGTATTCTGCTTACGCTGAGATGGCATCCCGGGATTTGAGATGGCATTCTGGGAGAATAACCAACGGGGATCTTGGGCATTATATGTACATACCCTATACAAATGATTATTCTCTCTCTCGCGGTGCATATAATGCTGTCAGGGCTTCGATCCTCGCCACAGAAAAAAAGCCTGCAGGCTTGCACTTATCTCATTACCGCTCAGGTGAAAGACAATCTTTTGGATTAATGAACCTTTCCTATAACCAGATTTTATATCCAATACCTTTATCTGGGTCAATCTTAGGAAATTTGACTTATGTTGATGGATATTCTCTTCGCGAAGATGGTAATCATAACAGAAGACAAAAACCAGGCCGGTATTTTAAAATTCCATATAGGAGAATCCAGCCTGCGCAGTTTATTTCTCCCATAAGAAGAAAAATTTCTACCTCTGATTTATATTATGATTCTGAAACTTTTCAGATTATGCATCGCTATACTAACTGGATGAATACTAAATTAGATGAATATTCTCGAAGTGAAGGCTGGAACAATCAGAGTGAAGTGCTTGCAGACATTTTATATAAAAAAGAACGAGCCCAGAAACATTCTGCTAAGCATAAATTGCCACCGCTGCACTTTTTTCAGAAAAATTTAGTAAAAAACCATTATCATTCTCCGAATCAAGTTCGGTGCCCTCTTCGGTTGTTTTTTACGAGGGTTGATTATTTTATTGGAAACAGGAAGGAAGCTTCGAAGGTATTTTTTGCCTATGACATTCCTCATACTTTAAAGGGCGCCAAAACTGAATACAACGAAGCACTAGTTAGGCTAGAGCCTGTTCACTCCCCCTACAGAAAGAAAATGTTACAAGCTGGCTTAAGAAAAGCCGCATATGAATATTTAGATTATTCAAAGTTAGAGCGTTTTGCAATGAGGATGCCAAATAATGGATCAAATATTTATAAATTATTAGATAAAGAAACCTCAAATGCTTTGTCTATGACATGGTATTTGCCTCACCCCGGGTTGATGAATGAGAATCCGAATAAGTGGGCTTTTAGGAATTTTTCACAACCAACCCTGGCCGGGACAGTCGGGATCCTCGGCCGCTGGAAGATGAGAAAAACACACCCGCATGGCAGGAAGCCGTCCCCGGGTTTTTATGATTCTGTAACGAATTACGCTTCTTCCGTAAATGCGACACAAACTATATCAACTCATCCTCCGGTTATGAATCCTTCGCTAGTTAATTATAATATATCGGCCGCAACTACTCCTATCGGAGGAGCAAATAGTCTTGTTTTTCCTGAAAATGTTACAAAGGTTAAAAAAACCTCTAAGCCAGACACTGGCCTTTATTTTTTGGATAGGGTCTCAAAGGCTCTTCATGGCGAATTGTTAAGTTGGAATCATAACCCAGCTTTACCAGAGGGCTACGGAGAACCCGACCTCGCGGGCAAACTATCTCGCCGATCACAAGATAGGAACTCAGCAGGCACATACCAACACTCTAATCAACTAAATCAGCACTTGGATGCTATTTTTTATTCTAATTGTGGAATTCCACATGGGGGCCCTTATATTATTTCTACAGAGGGAATTAATCAAGAGGGAGGTTTTAATCAAGAGGGGCGTTTAAATTTTGCACATGACGCTTTGAAAACAGATTATAAGAAGCATGTTTTATATGCATTCGCCGATTCACTAAAGAATGATAGAAACGGCGGAGACAGGAAGATGTTTCGCTATTCTCCCGGAAACATCGCGAGCCCGGGACCTTCATATCAACATTATAAATTAGAAGACGAGCAAACTAAACATAGGCTTTGTATAGATATGTACGTTCCAATTCCCAGTCGTTCGCTGAGAGATGATATGAATTACACTTGGAGCGCTTTTTTTAAAGCTCCGAATAAAAATCACGGGAACAGAATTAAAAAGGATTACACTTATGCTCCTGTTGCCGGCTCTTATTTTTATAATCCTGCTATTCGAACTTCGGGCTCAGCAGCTAGAACTGGTCATAGCCTCGTAACTTCAGCGAACCATTCAAATCATTTTAATCAACAGACTTCCAAATTTATGGTAGACCCTTTTATGAGCTTTTGTGGCCATGGGAACTTAATGTCTTACAGGCACATCCTCCCTCAAATAAATAGAGATTTCTTCACAGGGAAGGATGAACTTGTTCATCTTGATGAGGAGTCTTGGAAAACCCGAGTGGCCTCGCAGCTTGCTGTCAGCAAAGGCTTTGTTACAGTTGCTAAGGTGTATAGTTTGGCAGCACACGAAGAGGTAGCTCAATCTTATTTAGATCACGAGGATAGGCACAAACCCGCCGCGGAAAGCTTTGAAGTTAATGCTTTTTTGCATGAGGACAAATACATAGATAGGCAGTTTGCGAGATTGATGTCTATTGAATTAAAATCGATACATAAAAATGAGAATTCTGTTAGTAGAGTTGATCTCCGCGATGCTGATCAAAAAATTCCATATTTAACGGATTTTGGGGCGCTTTTATATAAGTCAGCTGGGCGCGCCCCGATTAACTTGTCAAATCACAGCAAAGCACATATAAGCCATACCACTGCGATCCACCCACAAGCAGCAACTGTTTTTCATCACCCGGCGAAGAAACACATCAAAGATAACTTCCCAACAAGGCTTAATGGCTTGGCGAAAGGTTATCGATCTAGTGCTCCGGCCGGCTGGCAAGAGATTCGCCTAGGCGCCGAAACAAGAAATATAGCCTCAATTATTCAAACAAAAGCAAATATGAGCTCCATGTCTAATCACTACCAGTCGGCCGAAGTTACAAGGGGTATCTGGTTTAGGCATGCAATAGACTTTGTTATTAGAAATCATGTCGCAGCCAAAGATGAATTTGGCGCCTGGGCTCGAATGTCATGCCCAGCGTGGCTTTCTGGTGAGATTCCTCATGCTGAATATTTAAAAAATTCTTTATTTTTTGCAAACCAGTCAGATTTACCTTATTCTCCACTCCAGGCCTTACCAAACCAGATACCTACTTCCAATACGGAGAGAATATACAGGTGGAGAGATATTTTAACAACTCCTTTAGCCACTGATTCCGTTCCTGCTTCTAGTCAGGATGAAGATCCCATTCCGCGCGCGCAGCACGATGTACGATTAGGAGATTATAACAGGCACGCATTTGCAAACACAGCCACGGCCGGATATAAGTCAGCCAACATTATAGATACAAGTTTGGTAAACAATGAGAGATCTACTCTGAAAACGATAAGAAAGCTAACAATAGACTCTGCTCAAAGGGCTCTAATAGATGACTCTACCCAGCTGCCCCCTTCTGTGAGGGAGAATTTAAGAAACTTGAGAGAATCAAACTTAACGGCAGATTTGGAGCAACTAGTTTATGGTGCAGCTGGTATGCCAGCTTCTGAAATTAGTATTGGCCTTAGATTGGTAAAGATAATGCAGCGAAATAGTTCACTGAAATGGCTGGGTTCTAGAATTGCGAATATCGAAAATGCGGAGAAAGCACATGTTTTGGAAAGATCTTTATATATAAATGCTCAAGATAAAACATTAACAAACTTTTTTCCGGAAAATTCATTAACAAAAAATATCTTAATGCATATTCCGATTGTATCAAGCGAGACTCCTTTCTGTTTTTCACCGACCCCTGATGCAAATGGATTCACCGGTGACGCGGAATTTAGAAGATTTATCACAGACTCGTTGAATATGAATTCATCTATGATGCGCGCAGCACTCTCTTCAAATTATGAAAATATAATTAGTTCACCGAGATTTAAGCTTTTATCAGATTATATCTTCCCGTCCATGGATGCTCAAGCGGCCGCCGCCATTTATTCATCTATGGTATTGACATCACAAGGAAGGATGACCAATTTGTTGAATCCCACCAAAAATGCATTTTTGAATTTGTTAAATAGCTTGACTAATAAACAACAAGACCCAGTGAGCGGAATTTGGACTGCTCCACCAACTCTTTCCAATTCAGAAATTGCAAATATGCTTAAAAATACTGGCACTGGGGGCAACAAGGTACCTTGCGGTGGCATGCCTGGGTTTGATCTTTTGGGTTTTTTGGAAGCGATATGGGAATTGATATTACACATTCCGGCCTCTATTTTGACAACTTTAGCCCTGCTCCTGGATCCAGGCTATAGACAAATGGTACAAAAGTTTCAGTCTTGTAGTCCGAAAGACGAGCATATTGGGTCTTTGGACTTTGGCTCTGTCGCAGGCCCAACAGAATATGGCTGGGGAATTCCTCGCGGCGAACTTGTAAAGGGAACTCTAGATGGTAGCGCTAAGGGTGGTGATTTTGCGAATATGCTGTATTCTTTCCCTTCGGATTTATTTATGGGACTAACATTTCTTCCGCTACCACCGTTTGTGTTCTTTAATCCAAGCTTTGGGATGGCTTTTGTTAAATTGGCCAATTATTTGTTAGGATCTGTTGGTTTGGGTTCTGGATTAGGAGGGGGATTAAGCACACCCTGTTTTAGTGAAGATATGGCTGGCGACGCCAAGGCAGATTTACTGGATGGGAAGAACGGTTACGGCCACCCCTTATTGATATTTGGGCCATTGGCTTTGTTGGTTAATAGCGTTCCTTTTTTGAGGTTGCCCGCAGATGACCCAAGAGAACAAGAAAAAATGTGCAAGGAGCTTAAGCCACCACCAGAACCAGGCGGCCCGCCACCAGATTTGAACAGCACTATTAATTCAGATTGCGGCCCAACTCCCACGGCTGCACGGGGGGGCACCCCAGGGGGCCTTCCGGCTGGGATTCCTGGGGCCGGCAGCGAATAAATATGATAACTATTAATTTTTTACTTAGTCTATTTATATAAGAGGTAAAAGAGATGTCAGGAATTTCTGTAAAATTGCCGCTTGGTGTTTCAAGTGCTGATGGAGCTTATACTTTACATAAGGATTTGTTAGGCGTTATTAAACAGAATTTTAAAATGTTAATTCTTACTATTCCTGGTGAGAGAATTATGAATCCTGACTTTGGGGTCGGGATACAAAAGTATTTGTTTGAAAACGATACTATGGAACTTAGGTCTCGTATAAGCACGAGAATAAAAGATCAAGTTGCTAGATATATGCCGTTTTTAAAAGTAAAAGATGTTATATTGCCACAAATAACCGATCAGCGCCTAGAGGGCAATAACTTTTTGAATATACAAATCAAATATCTTGTTGAATCTATTTCAACTCGTGATGTGTTGAACATTTCTTTGCCAAATTATGATCCCGGTGAAAATGTTTATTAGGTAAACTATTTAATTAAAATGGTATTTTAAAATGTCGAAGAAAAGAAGACCTTTAATAAATTATACAAGTAGAGACTACTCTTCAATTAGAAGAGACTTATTGAATCATGTAAAAAAGTACTATTCTAGTACTTACAAAGATTTCAATGAGGCTTCTTTTGGGTCTCTTATGTTGGACACAGTGTCTTATGTGGGAGATATGTTATCCTTCTATTTAGACTATCAAGCAAACGAGTCTTTTATGGATACGTCGATAGAGTATGAGAATGTGATTCGTCATGCTAAAACATTAGGATATAAATTTAAAAATAATCCGAGTTCTCATGGGATGTGTACTTTTTTTATCCTAGTACCATCCCAAATGAACAGCAATCGTCCTGACTTGAGGTATGCCCCGACATTAGAGAGGGGTTCTCTTGTATCAAGCTCCGGCGGAACGACGTATACACTAGTTGAAAATGTTAATTTTGCAGACCCCGATCATGAAAGGGTTGTGGCTATTGTCGATGATGCGGCAGACTCTTCTGCGCCAACTTTTTTTGCGATAAAGGCTGTTGGTCGAATTGTCTCTGGGGAATTAGCCGAATCTTATGAGACTTTGGGGGACTTTAGAAGGTTTAGAAAAGTATCTCTTCCGGGAGAAAATATATCAGAAATAGTCTCTGTTGTGGATGACGACGGAAACGAGTACCATGAAGTAGATTATTTATCTCAAGACGTAGTTTTTAAAGAAATTGTGAATAAAGATTTTACTTTAGACTCAGTTCCTTCAATATTGAAACCAGTCGCCGTACCGAGAAGGTTTGTTGTTGAGCAAACTAATGAAAGAACTTTTTTACAGTTTGGTTATGGAAATGAGGATGAGATACTGGGTAATCCGATTATAGACCCTTCTCTAATCTCTTTGAATCTTCATGGGAAAAATTATGTAGAAACCCCCACATTTGACCCCTTGAGTTTAACAAAAACTGATAAATTTGGCATCTCTCCTTCTAACACCGTCTTAAGAGTCATATATAGGATCAATACAGAGAAAAATGTAAATGCGGCCGCCCGCGCGATAAATACCATAAATACACCGCTATTATACTTCAAGGATCGTCACGAATTAAGAGAAGACTTTTTAGAAGTCGTTCTCAATAGTATAGAGGTTGAAAACGAGGCTCCGGTTATAGGGGACATAACCTTACCAAAAACAGATGAAATAAAGAGGAGAGCAATAGACTCTTATGCAACACAACATAGGGCAGTAACCAAGCAGGATTATAAAAGCATGACTTACTCCATGCCGTCTCAGTTTGGTGCAATAAAGAGATGTGCAGTATATCGAGACACAAATGATTTACAACGAGCCTTAAATATATATGTAATTTCAGAAGATTACAGGGGTGGTTTGGTTCAAACTAACAATACAATAAAGAAGAATTTAAAAACTTGGCTAAATTCAGTTAGGATGATATCTGATTCTGTGGAAATTTTGGATGCGAAAGTCATTAACTTGGGCATAAAGTATGAAGCTATAACAGAAAACTTTTCAAATAAAGAGAAAATCTTGAAGAAAGCAAACAATGCTTTGATAAAAGCATTGACAACAACACTCCCGGAAATAGGAGAAAATTTTTATATTTCGTCTGTTTTTAAGGTCCTGAAAGATGTTGAAGGTATATTGGATGTTACAAGTGTGAAATTGCAACACAAAACGGGAACCAATTATCATGATTCAAGAATAGAGTTATCGGAAAGGATTTCCCGCGATAACCGCGTATTCATGACTCCAGGGCAATATCTCTGGGAAATCAAATATCCAAAATTAGATATTATAGGTATTTTGAAGTAATGAGCATAAAAAAGATTTTTAGTTCTAAAGACAACACAATAACAAACGCATACAAATCCAATTTATCTGACACGGGAGAGCTCTCTAACATGGGGAAATCAGATATAATGGAGGTTTTTTCTATTTTTGGTCAAATGTCTTCGGATTCTGTAGAGAAAACTAGAATTTTAATAGATTTCCCAATAGAAGATATAAAGACACTTAGGGATAATGGGGATATTCCTGATTCTGGGAGTGTTTATTTTTATTTGAATTTATACAATGCACGCCATGGTCAAACAACACCGGAAGATTTTGTTATGAAAATCTCACCGATATTATCGGAGTGGGAGGAGGGCTACGGCCTAGACATGGAAGGCTATGTTGATACCGGCGCCAGCAATTGGATATCTGGTTCCACAGCCGTCAAATGGGGATCCCCCGGCGCAGATTTTATGAACCCTGATTTGATTGTTGGGCAGAATTTTGTAAAGACTTTTGATTTTAAAGCGCCCACCGATGACATGAACGCTGACATTACTGACGTTGTTGAAGAATGGTTAAGTGATATCGCCGCCGCCGGCGCACCCGCTACAACAGATATAGTGTTTCCCACTGATGAGCAGGGAAACACTATTTTAAATACAGAACACATCACGCTATATGACTATACGCATGCAGGTATAAAATATGAATTCACCAACACTTTGGTGGATACGTTTAGAACAGGCTCTGATGGAATTAGTTGTGCTATTCAAATTGCAGAAGACATCTCCGATACAGTAGGGTATTTTAAAGAAGCGATAGAACTGTGTCATTCAGGGCGCCTCACGGTTACAAGGGAGGGGGGAACCAACACACTGGGGCTGACTCAGGCTCAGTCCGGAATAAGTGGGAATACAAAAGTCGTGTCAACGTTGACTGGTGTTACGTCTTCCGATTTTTCTTCTGGAACTAAATTAAAGAGTCTTGGATTAGCAGTTTCGTTATCTGGGTCTTATGAAGATGGCTCTTACAAGAGATCTTTTTACACTAAAAAATTCTTTACGCGAGGGTCGGAGTACTTTTTTAAGAGACCCTCCATTAATATAGTTTGGGATTCTTCTATCAAAGATGATAGAGATAGGGTTAATTTAAGCTCAGCTCTTCTGCCTTCTGCTAAAAACTTATATAGTTTGGTTTTTTACAACCACCCTAGGGGAAAGTTCGAGGACGTCCCAGGTTTGTTGCCGACCATGAGGGTTTCATTTCATGATACTCCTGGGACTGATGCTATAGCTTTAGCAGCCGGCGGTTCAGTTGCGCAAGAAGGGGATACGTACGCGACCGCGACTAGAAAAGCGAGAGGAATATATTCAGTTGACGTTGAATTTAAAGATGCTTCTAAAACTTCGCTTTATGATGTGTGGCATACGGGGGTTGGCAACACTAGGGTTGACTTTAACACTGGATCTTTCGTAATTAATACTGTCTCTAATCAGGGGTTTATAAATGAGCCGGAATATACTGTAAAAATCAAAAATTTAAGATCAGAATACTCTCGCGATGAAACAGTGAGATTTCGCTTGTATTCAAGAAATAGGAGCCAAGATAGTAATATCTATACTGTCGCGACCGCGTCTCCCCCAATTAACATAATAGAAGAAGCTTATTATAGTATTAACAGGGTGGCGGATAATTTAGAAATATTTCCATTTAGCACTGGTTCTGTAAAATATACAAAGCTATCCTATGATGTGAGTGGGAGCTATTTTGATGTGGACATGTCTTTATTGCAAGAAGACCATGCTTACGAAATGAACTTTTTGTATAAAGATAATTTTATTTATAGAAGATTAAGTGAAAATTTTAAATTTAGGGTCTTGTAATGTCAAGTGATTGGAGAAATATTTTAAATAGATCGATCAAATCTCACTTTAAGAATTCCGAGAGATGGAAGCCGAACAGCCCTAAAGATTCGTCTAGACCACTTGAGGCTTCGTTAGAGGACTTGACAATATCTAGTTCTGGTTCTCGCGGCCCAATTGAGTCAGATGATTTGATAGACTTGGTATTGGAAGAGAAAGAAAGATTTCTTCCAATAATGGATTTTAAAGAGCCGGCTTCCTTTGTTAAATTTGGGTCAGCTAAAAAATATTATCAAGATTCGATTGAACGCATATACAGCTCGTTTCCATATGACGGTTCTTTAACAGAAAGAAAACAGTGGCTTGTGGAATCTTCTCTGCTTGACTTATATATGTTTAACGTGGAATACCCGAAATCAACTGGGTATATCAATATTAAGCCGACCACGTGGGGAACTAAAAAGGCGGGCTCAACTTACGGCCTTAGTGACACTCCAGAATATATTTTTATTACGGGAGGCCCACACGCGGATCCTACCGGGGATTATAAGACTGGAATTCCAAACAAGTTTGATATTGACTTGAAGAGAGAATCAAACTTGTTTTTGAGTTCTGCCGGTAACGCTGTTGAATTTTGGCTTCAAAAGGAGGAGATGACAGAGAGTGATAGAACCTGGAGAGAGGTGATTTTTGATTGTCATACATCCGAGCACACATCTTCACATACTCCCGCCGCTGGATCCCCCCATGCGCGCTTCAGAATAGAACTTTTACAAATACCTGACAGCCCGCCAGAGTGGGGCATAACCTATAAGAGTGGTTCTATTGGTATGACCACTAAAACGTTGAAAGCAGGCGCCGACATTCTTGGTACAACGTGGAATCACCATGCTTTCAGCATACACAATAATGGTTCTAACTTAACTGTAAAATATTACAATAATGGGCAATTTTTTGATTCTGTAGTCGTTTCCACTAGCGAATCTTTCGGTGATGTTACTACTAATCTTGTTGCAACGATTGGAGCATTGGCAGCACCTATCGACCGAGAGCATGACGACTATGGAGAGACCGGCCTAGGATATGGTCAATTTTCTGGTTCTCTGGATGATTTTAGGTTTTGGAAAGCTCCGCGAGACGAGAAACAAATAGGGTATAATTTTAAGTCCCATATTTATGGTGGCACAAACACGGTGGCATACAATACAGATTTGGGGATATATTACAAATTTAATGAAGGGATATCTTCCATAGATACCTTAGACGAACAGGTGCTGGATTACTCTGGAAGAATAAGTAATGGGAAGCTTATAGGTTATAACAGCAATAGTCGAAACACAGGATCGGCAATTACTGATTACACTTCTATACAAGAGGAGGGGGATCCGGTCCTGTATCCTGACCACCCGGATGTTTCTTCATTATATCAATCTAAAACAGAAGTAGGAGAATATTTCGACTATACTAACAATTCCTCTCTTTTAAACACTATACCAAGTTGGCTTCTTGACGAATCTTTGAGTGAGTCTTCTGTTGGTAGAGCTACCTTATTGGAATTGCTGCAAACAGTTGCTTTTTATTTTGATACAATCTTCTTTCAAATTAAAAATCTTCCACAGATAAAGGCCACGGAGTATTATGAATTTAACAATATTGATGATGAAGAATCTCTTAAGCCATATCCTTTTATGGATCGCATTCTTTCTAGTTTTTCATTTGATCCTGCTGACATATTTGCAAATCTGTCAGACCAGGAAACGATTCTAAATCGACAAGACGACGTTTTCTTCGAAAGGGATATTTCAGAAGTCAAGAATTTTATTTATAAAAATATCTATAATAATTTAATTTATATTTATAAAACAAAGGGGACTGAAAAGTCTTTTAGAAACTTAATTAGATGTTTTGGTGTAGACAGGGAAGTAATAGATTTAATAGCATATTCAGATAATTACAAATATAAATTAGAAGATGATTTTTCTTTCGTAACGGCAAGAACTAATGCCATAAATTTTGCCGCACCCAACTCAGCAGGGGCCTCTGTATATCAAAACATAGGGTCGTTTTCAGACTGTTACGATTATACTCCCGGGATAAATACTTCTACCCGCGGCCATACAATTTCATATAGTGTTAATATTAATTTTCCGGCACCTCTTGAATTCAAAGCTTATGAATCAACCTCAACAATGGCCCTGTCTAGCTCCATATTCGGTGTGAACACTCCAGAATTTTTAAATACCGGTGTCACTACTACTTTGAGCCCAAACCATGATTTGAGATTATACGCTGCGAAGAGCTTTGATACTTCGCTAGATTCGAAATTGGTTGTAGAGAGCACATCAATGGACTTCTCTTTGGAGGGCCCGGTGATCCCGAGAGCATATCAAGACCGGGATTTTAATGTTTTAGTTTCGGTATCACCAGGATCAGATTTTGGATCTTTGGTGTCTGGGAGTTCAGATAAATATACTATAACATTGCGTGGCTATTCTTACATATCCGACCAAGTAGAGGACTTTTTTGAAGTCTCAACAGAAGTCGACGGCAGCGCCGCAGAAAACTTTTTATCTTCGAATAAGAGGCACTATGTTGGAGCAGAAAAGTTAAATTTAACCGGCTCAGTTATCAATTCATCGGATTTAAAGATAGTTTCTTTTAGGAAATATTTGTCGAATATATCACCTGAAGAACAAAAATATCATGCTTTGGATTTAGAAGTATTTGGGCTAGATAACCCAATGAAGGATGCGAACCTTATGGTTAAGGATTCTCAAAATTATGAATTAAATAACTATAATTCTTTGGTTTTGAACTGGCAATTTGAGAAGGTTACAAAATCAGATGCTGAGGGGTCGTTTGGTGTTTATGACCTTTCGTCTAAGCAACCCGGTTACGGAGAAGTGGAGGATATAAAAGGAAATGAATATCCCGGTCTAGGCCATAATTTTGATGCAAACGACTCTAGATTTATTTTACTGCACACACGCCCTGCGGCGAAGCAGGCCCTTCCAGAAACTTTATTTAGTTCAGATATGGTGAATATAAACACGTCGGAAGAAGGTAGTGAAAAATTTGTAAAGGGCTCAAGACCCGTTAACAGGATTTATTCTTTTGAAAAAAATATGTATAAAACAATTTCAGAAGAGATGATGAAGTTTGTTGGTTCAGTCGCTTCTTTGGGGGATCTTATAGGTGATCCTGTTAACAAATATAGGGAGTCCTATAAGGATTTGGACAAAGTAAGACAGCACTTTTTTAACTTTGTCGAAGGCGATCTAGACTTGGAGAAGTATCTTATTTATTATAGGTGGGTAGACAGTGCCTTATCTCACATGATTGACCAACTTAAACCACTAACAGTTGACTTTTCTGAAGATATAAGAAATATGGTTGAGAGCCACGTTTTTGAGAGGAGTAAGTACCAACACAAATTTCCAACAATTGAGGTTCATGGTGTGATTCCAGAGGCACCTTTGTATGGTATTAACGAATTATTATATGATTGGGAGCATGGTCACGCACCCGTGTCAAATACCAGAGCCTATGCGACAAATATATTAAAATTCGGAGGACCTACCGCGGCAGATGGTGATAAATTTACAATTAGTACTCCATATCCACATCTTGGGATTAACCCATCTGTAGTGAGAATTACATTGGTACCAAACTTAAGTGCACCCTACGATAGTGTGCCAGAGTCGCACATCTATATTGTCAGGCCTTCCGCGCCTACTACAATTAGAAATAGGGTAAGGGATGTTATAAATGGTACGTTGTCGGATCCGTCAAAAGCAAGCTATGGGTCGGATTTGTCTTTGGCTTCCGGCGTCCCCAGTATTACTGCGATAGATAACGGAAGCTATTCTCTCGACCTCCGCGCTAATGATTATGGTGAAGCTGGTAATGATATAACTCTCGCTAACATAGTTGGGTCTAGTGTGCAGTCAAGCTTGTTTGTTGGCGGCACGGGTGGCGAGTCCAACAAGGATAACTGCCTTTGGTGGAAAGACCGCGCGGAAAGGAACGAAACATCTTCAAATAATATATCTAATCTTATTGCATCTGGGGATACTGCTTTAGACAACAACAGAGAACAGTTGAGACAGTTTATGAACTCTGATGTAACGGGATCAACTTATGCTTTGAGAAGATTCGCGAGACCCTATAGATTGTCTGTAGAAAGAGATTTCACTTATCGTGCCGGCCACAACTTTATTAAGGCGAATAAAATCACAAATCTTTTTGAGGATGTTCAAGAGTTCGAGCTCTCTGTGAAAGCCAGTGATTTGACGGAGAAGACAACTTGTTCGGATATAGTGCTTGACCCAAATGAAAAGAAAAGGCTTACAGGAGTTTTTGAATCTTCCGTCGACGAAGAGTACTTGAATACAGATTCTGACTTTTTACTTCCCTTTTCCATACACAGTTCTTCGGTGGATTCTGGCTATGTTGTTGGTTCGGGGCTCTATGCTATTCACAAATATGCCGATATAACAAATTTGCATGTTGACCACACATCAAAAACAGGAGAAAGCCCACTCCAGGGTGTATTCACTGAAACTCATGTTGGCGGAAATACGCACCGCCATGTTTATCCGTGTACTGAAGAATTCTCCGGCTGGACTCTCGCAGATCGACCTGAAGAATTTGCAATACTTATTGATTCAACTGAAATATTATTTAAGGACCCAACAGCAGCTCCTTGGATCTCTAGAAGAAGCATAGCTAGGGAGGGGCTAACAAAGCGACCAGTTAATATCAGGAATATAAAAAACAAACTTACAACTTCTTCTCTGGGTAATTATGACCATGATTACGAAGTGGTGTTATCTAGCGGGAGAAACACTCGCACCCTGTCTGATTATGAGGCTAGTTTTCATATTACGGGATCTAAAAATACTGATGATCACCCGCATCCAGACAATGTAGTGGATATTTCCAACCCAGAAAGACAACCCACAAAACATATTATTGTTAGCAAATTTTCCAGAATCGGCGGCCCCGGCCCAAGAAGTAACTATTTATCAGATCCTATATTCGGAGATGTGTCTCCGTACAATAGTATGGCATATGCCAACCTTAGAGCAAGGAATGCCTATAACGCGCTTCTTAATGAACATTCTTCTCAATTTGGGTTAAGATCTGGCTCTATGCCGATTCCAGCTATTGACTACGATATTACTTCTTCTTTTCCGGATGATGATATAAACCTTAGGCCATGGCTGGTGCCATCCGTCGCATCTTCAATTCATGCGACAAATAGGAACACCGAGTATGTTGCAGCAGAAGGAGAGACTCGTACCATTGAAGCAAGATACGATACCAGCAACGTGACATACCATATTCCGAGATCGGATTTGCAATATTCCTGGATTTCCAAATCATCTAACATGACCACCTCCAGCTTCTTTGGGCATGAATCTGAATATACAATTCCCAATGGATCTAATGGAAGTACCTACAACAGGCTCACTTTTCATGACTCTTCAATTCTGGGAGTCACTAACTTGGAAATCGATACTTCTTTTGTTGAGTTTGGGGTTCGAAAATCCCAAGAATATCAAGAGGTTAGTGATTATTTGTTATCATCAAATAAATCAAAAATAGAATCCGATCGCAGAGGTCTGACAATAGTAAACTCGAATAAGGAAAGCCTTGCCTTGGGTTTTTCAAACTATGAGATTAAGAACGGGGATACCAATCATCAGAATGTTTTTAAATATTATTTAAAAAAAGGTGGATCAGATATATACAATTCTAATTTTAATTCTGAATCGGATGATTCACTCCCGACAAATTGGTCGACGTATCAGCTTAACGGCGCCAACTGGGATGCTCCCACCGGTGGTGGTTCGTCGGGAAATGTGCTCCCCTCTATCCAAACAATGACATCGGGAGATGTTCTTTATTATGATGATTTTTCAATTTATCCAACAGGGACATTATCTCACAATTGGAAAACACAAGCATGCGTCGGCATTGGCGACGCCGGCGAATGCAACATAAATAATCAGTTAGCAGGCTGCAGAACTGTAACCCCACCCCACGGTAATTCTAGTTTTGCCTTGGTGATGGATGGTCCGGCTACGGCAAACCCCCCCGGGAGTTTTACCGGGCAATCTGGCCTCTATCGCTGGGCCACTTTGCTACAACCTTTTATTCCATCTTCGGGCTCAAGAGGCCTAGGGATGGGTGATGGCGATATTACCATTTCATTTAAATTTCAAACGCTGGGTGCGGCATACGATCTTGACATTCCAGCTATTGGAGGCGACGCCGCGATTAATGTAACAAACGACTCTCCCGCCACCGGCGAAAGGTTAATAGTTCAGTATGGTACTTGTGACAATCTTAAAACTTCAGCTGTGCCCTCGGCCTGGACGACGATTGCTACTTATGACAATACCAGTGCCCAATATGATAATACCTGGACATCAGTTTCTCATAATATATCAGAACCATTGACAGAAGGGCAGATTCGCAATTATCAAGTTATAAAGTTTAGATTCCTGCAGGAAGCCCCTAATGCTGATGCGCATGACAGCCACTGGTTTATACAAGATTTGGTAATTAAACATCCCTTATCTGGAGAAAAAGCTCTAGTATTACAGGGGGGTTTTGAAAAATCTCCGTCTGTTATATCCGATGTGAACCCGCAGATTCAATTCGGTGCACTGTCCACCGCCGGCGGCAGTCTCCTTGGCGCAACGTCTCCGTATTATGGCGGCGGCGACAGGAAAGTGGAGCTGGGAGCATTAAATATTACAGGCGCCTGCACAATGGAATTTGATGTTTTTTGCGGCTCAAATAGATCAATTACTGATTTTAGTCCGGGCCACGACACCAACGCGGTCACTACCGGCAAAGGTGAGTCCGATTACTTGCAAAATAGGGTCTATAATCGCGCCGCCCTCGTATATGAAAACAAGTTTCAGTACGAGTGGGTGCCAAAGAGATCTGGATACTCGGAAAGGCGATACGGGCCTGAGAATAATCCCAATACATTTATGGCTTATAGCGGTTCTTTGGCTGCTCCCATAGCTAAGGTTGCGGTGGGTTACGGTTTTTCTACCAACGCTGTTTGGCCAGTAAGGGACGATTCATTAAAATATTCTAGTGATTTTGCCTCGCTTGATGACAATGTTAATTCTGTTTCAGGGTGGACTCTTAGCCCGGCTCATAATGAGGGCGTTTCACAGGGCATAACTATTGATTCATATAACAATAGTACTCACGGATCAGATTCAGTTCTTGTTTTGAAGGGTACTCCTCTTGCTGCAGCTAGTTTGAATCCTGCTCTCGACCGGGGCCCCGCAGACTATAACACCGGTACAAAATACTGGAGATCTGCGACACTGCCGTATACTCAAATTGCTGGCTCGGGCTCAATAATTGTTTATTTCGACTACTATAAAGGAACAGCACAGGACAGCAACGCTGGGCCCGCAGGCGCAAGTTATCTTAATTTAAATGCTCCAGAAACCGGAGATACTCTTTATCTTCAATGGAAGACAAAGAACGACACTTGGGCAAAAGCTAACACTGCTTGGTCCACGGATGAACCAACTTCAGATGATGTCTATCCAGCCCCCGGATATGCTAGGAGAGTTAAGGTTCTTATTGATAGGTATTTAGCCGGCTTTTTGGCTCCCACCGATCGCATTGACTTGAGGTGGCTCTCTGTTTCCAACACCAATGCAACTGATTCGGATCACTGGGGCATTAGTAATATAAAAGTATATAAATCAGCATGTTTTCACCCGGATTATGATCCCGCTGACGAGCTCCAGTATCAGGCCTTTTTACCTCCAGATCAGGAGACTGGTGAAGACATTTCCCTTATGGGTGTCACGACCGCAGGCCCACATATTCGTGTTCCCACTTCAGGCGCCGACCCCGTTCATGATTACAGTGGTAAAAAAATATTTGCCTTGGCGGGCATGCCGGTTCCATATAATGGGAGATTATTTGGTGTTGGTGACAGTGGGCACCCTGCTAGTGATGAGGGGGATTTACCTTCGGGGTATTCAACTGATACCGGTTACGGAATGGACCCCCAGGTTTTTAACAGTTCAGAGGCACATACCACAAAACAACCCATTTGGCTAACCGGCCCTGCGCGGCACCAGAACTTCATCGAGGATCCTCCATCCGGCCCAGCTGGGATTGGCGATGCTGACCATTATTATAGGTATGTTGAAATTGACCAGGTATTTAGAAATCAAGTAGAATTGGAGATGTATTATGCCGCTGCAGGTGGAGATATAGGTGAAGACTTTTTTGGTACCGGTACCACCAGTGGTGTTGCGAACAACAACTCTCCAGAAACTGCATCTGGTCAAGCCAACGAAGAATTTCTTTGGGTTCAGTACTCATTTGTGAGCTCTTCACCAGTAAAATGGTACACTGCTTGGGTTTCGCCCAATGTTGTTGCGCATGATAGCTGGCCAGCAGCAGCCACTATAGAAATACCAACGGACGCCGGCCTATCTGGGGCAGAGGACCACACTTCTTACGCGTTTACTGAATTTCAACACCATCAAGCTATTACGCAAGAAGAGCTGGAAAGAGGGTTTAAAATAAGGTTTATTTCCATGACGCATAGCGATCCGGACGATACAGGGGTCCTTCCGAGCCTGGACGCTTGGGGTTTCTGGGTCGATTATATTAAACCTGCTTCAACACCGCGCGTGCCATCGATTGGTGAAACACCGATTCGAACATCGCCAGCTATCAACCATTGGCCAGCCGTAGTTGATGGCTCCAGCACCGAGAAAACCCCAGAGTATTGGAGGTGGATAGAGCTTAGCTCGTCTGCGGTTAATTGGGCCACACAGGAGAATCGCCGCGGCATTGCTATTGAATATGAGGTTTATGCCGGTTCTGATACCGACTATAGCGACGCTGGCGAATCGTCGTCAGACGCTTATGGCTTGGACAAGCCCGAAGAGTATGAAAACCTTTATTTCCAGTATAAAAAGGGATCGGATGGCTGGGTCACTCTGAATACTTATTCTGCCACCGACGGCACTTTGAATGGTGTTTTTACCCCGCAAACTGCATCGATTAATAACTGGGGTTTGGATGATTTTAGATTTAGGTGGATATCCAGAACGGGCTTCAGCGGCCTTGGCGCCCATGAATCTTTAGCTGATAATAGAACTTTTGATCATTGGGCGATCGCCAATGTAAAAATGTATAGTTATGATAATATTTCCTTTTCGAAGGACCCGCTAGATATGGACGCCCCAGAATATAGCGTTTCTGAAAATTCATATCCTGAAAATATGTGGTTTTCAATATATCAAGATGGAGAATGGCATACAGTTGAAGAATATGAAAACATTGATGATGTTTTAACCGGATCAGTAACAAGGCACAGGTATATAATTGATACTGGTCAGTCTCCGTCTAGCCCTATAACAAAAATAAAATGGAATACGTGGACTAACGGCCACTGGTTAGCCGAGAACGGTGACAAGTACCGCCGCGATAGCTGGGCTATTAGTAATATAAAGATTGGGGGACTATTGTTAAGTGGTTCTAACCAAGAGTACAAACACACTCCTGTTGATTCGGTTGGTATCAATTCAGCGATTGTTTGGGATATAGATGAAGCAAGTCAAGTCTTAAGCCCTAGTGTTAATTCTGGCAGCATTTCTAGTTCTGGTTACAGTAAAATAATAAAAGTAACAGCTAGCGTGAACAGAATTTATAAAGAAACTGGCCGACCATCTGAAGAAAATTCAGAATTGATTAAGAGAATTCCGAAATATTCAAACTACAATTACACTTCTAGTGTTAACTACCATAAATTCAATAATATAGTCACCACTGACAACAACGGATCTGGTGTTGATTATTCTAATTTGGCTGAGCATACTGCCACCCCGGGCCAAATAGGGAACTTATTGAATATATATATACATAACAAGGTGGGAAGATATGGGTGGAATCCCTGGAATCAAGTAAGAAAAGATTATAATAAGTTTTCTTTTAATGACAGAAGGAGCAATATATTATCTTTTCAAGTATCACCCTCCTGTCCGACCTGTCCGGAGCCTGACGCGTCTCGCTTTACGGAACCTGCGGTCACGCAGGGTAAATCATCGATTACTGTTGCGGAGATACCAAGAGACGTTGATCGTTGGCAAGAATTTTTGGCCAATGCGCCCGTAGGCCGCGGCGAAGAATGGTCGAACAGATTTCAACATCAGGCTTTGAATTCTTCTAGGACAAGAATTACCACTAAATCTCCATATGGTTCACCTCTTGGTAACCCGGCATATATTGCAAACGCCCTCGAAGAGAGAAGATTTGTAAGAGATAACTGGATAGACTACGACCCCATCACCGGCCGCTCATCAACTGCTGAGGATTTTTGGGCTCAGGATTTTAGCAGCAACAGGACTTTACGTTCTATTTACTACTCGAACCGAGTTGACCCTGAGGCTGAATCATACCGCACTATTTTTGGAAACAGAGAGCGATACCCATCGGCCTCGTATTGTATAAATCAACCCCATTATGCCAATGAGTTGATACCTTCTTTCCTTGCTTCATCAATTGGTGGTTTTATAGGCGAAGATTTCAGAGTGTCGCACGAATCAGCGCGCGATTCTTATGCTGAAAAAATTCTAGAATTCTTAGGTGAACAAGGTGCATTTGAATCTTCTTTAGTTAAAATTCAGATGTCAATATTTCCGTCAGTAGACGTCAGTAGTCTAAAGACATCTAGGGTTAGAGAAAAGTACTTAAGAGCAGGGATCGACTCCTCTGGGTATAGAGAACACCAAGGGTATGAATACTTGGGCCCAATGACAGAGTACACCCACTCTGTGCTTGCCGACGCCGATGACAACAATTTATTTTCGGATCATATACAATCAACTGTAGATCTTTTGTTGCCATTTGAATTTAGAAATAATTCTCAAATTGTTCATACTCCAGAACCATCAGATATCCTTATTAATGACTGGGGCGCCCCTTCCACTGTTGGGCAAGAATATGGGCCCACAGTGCGAGTTTTCGCGGGTGTTGGCTCAAATATGTTAGTTTTCGCAGGCGCCGCAAATGAGCCCATTAGGTCATTGTATAGTCATTTTGCCTATCATACCTCTTCTTATGCTGGAAGCAAAGACATACTACAACTTCCGATCAATAAAGACCCTAACGGAAACTCTGCTTCTGAGTATCACGCGGGCCATATCAACGCGGCTTATAATAGTGATCAGAGTCGAGATTGGATAACAAACGCCTATAGGTGGAATCAAATTGGTTGGACCAACTCCCAGGCCACCGGCGCCGGCCTCGAAAAAAACACACAGCCAGTGGATGCTTGCTGGGTTGGCACTTATAATAGTATGACGGCGCCAGGCCAACCCCACTGTGATAATGAGTGGTCATCTGATGCTAAATATAAAACCAGGGGAGCTTATCGTGTTGTAGAAACAAAAGAAGAGGTTTATGGCTCGCAGCTTTCTGTAGAATTTACAGTTTATGCCGGCAACGGCTCAGATCACACAGAAGCCGCTGCACCCGACATCTATGGGATGCACACGCCTTCTCCTTCTAATAGTGAATCTTTATGGATTCAATATTCGGGCTCATCTGATGGCTGGGTTACTTTGGATGAACTGGTTAATGAAAAAGACAAGTATACTGGCAAATTTATTAAAAAATCTTATATTGTTCCTATCTCTTATAACTCTGTTGATAACCCAGGAGTCAGGTTTAGATGGGTAACCTATCATCAGTTTAGTTCTGGTTCTCACACAGCTGCCCAAACTAATCATTTTAAGTGGGCCTACTATTCCGGAGAGGCAACAGAAGAAGGGTACGCCCTGTCCCTTAACGACGCCGCCGCTCAACAAATAAGCCGAGCACTGTGGGCGATTAAAGATATAACAGTGCAAGAGGTTACCAATGAGGTCTGGGCAAATTATTCTGGATTTTACAGTAAGGGAGGCGAAGTCTTTGATGTCGCTGATGCAGTCGATACTGAAATAACTATCAAGACAGACCTAGAGGATGGGGAGGAATTAAAGGGGATTGCGGATTCTACTCAGATTATTACTGGCTTGTCTAAAATTAGAACCAGAACTTCCCCCTGGCCTCTTCAAGGCAGGAGAACTTTTACAGAAATGTCTTCAGGGGGTTATTTAACACCCGTTCCACTTAAGAGTCCGGATAAGTATGTTTGGTCCCTGAAGGAGATAGAGAATCCATTTTATACTGATTATTTGGCAGAGGTCAATTCTGCTAACCTTGATGCTGTTAAAACCCCTGGCTATTCTTACAGGCCTGGAGATCCAAATGGAGCCCCCTTTGACAAAATGGCTTTGAACTATCTGGGGCTCCCCATGATATCTTACTCATCTTTGTTTCCATATCCGTTTTTAAAAGAAGCCCCGGATAAAGAAAAGAGGTTTTTCTTTAAGAATCAAAATATATTTTATTCAGGGTCAGAGAGCCTTCTTGGGGGTTCAACCGCGCGCTTCGAGCTTGTTGACCAGAACACTCCGCAAACTGGTAGTATTTTAAACTTGATTGGAAACTGGCAATCTAATTCATCTTCTTTAGATACTCGCGGTCTTCGAGGCGAGGGAGTGTTGCAAAATGATTACTCAACATATCACATGGGCATTAGCTCTTTATACGTCACACCTCCCGCTGACCCGCTATATTCGCGACGGGTTCCACAAACAATAATCCCAAGAAACAAAGGTCCAGTTCAATTTTTGGAACTCGTTTCACTCGATTGGGATAATCTTAATTTTGTAGAATTGTTCGGCACAGGCCTCCCGGCCACTTGGACCGATGTCGCATCCGGCCTGTATACAAACACGTCTCAGCTCGGGAATTTTATACGTCGCACCGGTGTAGCATGGGCAGCCCCTGATGGATCCCGAGAAGCTCTCGACGCGAACGGCGATGACATGTTTGTGGCTAACAATGAACCAGTTAAATTAAAAACTTTATCGGGCAACGGCACGGGTCTTAAACTTAATTATTATCTTATAGACCTTAATGTATTTGGTTGGTTACCTGAAGGAATATCTGGATATTGGCCATTTCCCCTCTCTATATTCAATCAATCCTCGCCCGGACATGTCTCCGATGAAGCCGGCTTCTTCGGCCAACCCGGCGATGAGGGTAAGTTTACCGAAGAGTCACCCGGCAAAAATTATAAAGTCGGTGATTTGGTTGCTTTAGAAGACCCTCATGCCGGAAATTATACTGGCCCACCCAACAGGATGGTATTTAGGGTCACTAGTGTACAACCGGAATTCAAAGAAACGGGTGATATAACTGGCCTGAGAGGCTTTCAAGTTTTAGCAGGCGACGCTCCATGGGAAGCAGGCTCACAATCTAATCTAGAGCCTTATCCGACTTCATATGAAGATTTTAGAGAAAATTTTAGAGGTTTGGAACAAAATAAATCTCTTGTTCCTGAATTTATAATTTCTTCTGGTTCATTTTTAAAGGATTATCTTAGTACAAGGGGTGTCAATCGGAACGGTTTCCATGTTCATCACCGGAGTTACTTGGACTTTTTGGACAATTATCGTAGTTCGGCTGGGTATCCATCAATTTCTGACGACCCCGAGGGCGCCGACCTGGGTCGACGAAGATTTATAGATTATAGGAATGATGACAAACTCTCTTTACATGGGAGCTCAATAGATCTTTACTCTGATCCTGATACCGGATTATCTAACGACACGCCACATTTAGAATCCTTTTATTCTACTTCTGAACTAAGCTCTTCTTTTGGTTTGGCTTTATCCATATTACAAGATCCCGAAAACGCCCGCGATAATTCGAGTGCTTCAAGACTTTCTTTAAAGGCTACAGCCGTTAAAAAATTATTACCATATGAGGGATTTTATCCTGCAGAACGCACGGTACAGCTTGCGGCATTGTTTAAAGAAGACTATGTGTCTCCTGGGTTTTGGCCACAAGTTATGATTGGGGATCTTGACAAAAACGAGATAATAAAATTAAAATTAAGCGCCTCACTGAACCCCGTTATGAAGCCACTTTTCTCCCCAGGAATATTATTTAATTCTATTAAAACCGGTTTAGCAGTAGATTATCCAATGTATGAAAACAAAGGCACTGGTTCAATGTCGTTGGCTTCGGTCATGCCAGCAACTGGTACTGATAGTTTAGGTAATGATATAGAATCTTATGTGAGATTAAAAAATACAGGATCGTTTATAAATCCCTATGGTTTGCACCCGATAGACAATCCTTTGTATCAAAAATATATGAATACTGTCCCAGTCCCCGCGGATGATCCCGGCGGAACTGTTTTTACTCCTGCTGCCGGCCATGAACGAAGCGGGTCTTCTGGGGTTTATCCGTGGGCTGCTTTGCCATCAGGTGGTAGCCCTTACGGTCTATCGATAACTGGTTCTTGGTTTAATGGTACAGAGGATTTTTCAATTCCTAGATTAAAGTCCTCTGTTAGCCCTACTCGTATTCCGTTTGAGGCTATTTATAATCCTATGTTGATTGATGAATTTCAGATTTATGATAATGAGCCGCACCCAAGTGCAAGTCTTTGCTTGGGTGGCTATAACTACTGGAAAATAATGGATTCTCCATATATATTTAATTCTCTGAATAAGGACCAGTTTATGGAAAAATGGGGTTGGAACCCGGAGATGAACTTAAGAAAAGTCAGATCTGACTTTACAAGTTATTCTTTGGCGATGAATAACTTTTTGGCCGAATCAGTGGATATCTTTAATAAGGATGGTAACATAACAACAATTAGGTCCAACAACAATTCAAACTGGGATCTGGCAAAAGATAAATATGCCATGAGGGTTTATTTGAGAAATGATAAAACTCTAATGTATGATAGGCATTCGAGTTTTGGTCCTCCTGTTGATGTTCAATTTGCTGGAGGAAAAGGAGAAACCCATGTCCACCGCACTTCGCCAATTGCATTTGAAAACTCTCCGTCTAGAAACGATTTTCTTGTTCTTTCTAGCTCTGTGACGAATTTAGCTACTTCTCAGCTTCATTTTACATTCCCTGGTAAAATAAGTCTTTATGCTGGGCCTGGCCCAGTTGATGAGTATGGCGACCCAACCGGTGGTACTGTGGGGACCCCTTACAATAATATATATCCCGGCGGCGCCCTCGACAGTGAGGGTATTTTGGCCAGTGATTATCCAGACTTTTTAAAGCATTGTTTTATTTTGAGGATGGGTAAAGAGGTTTTTACGATAAAGTTTATGGATACAGACGGCATCGACCCACGCATCCCAGGCGCCGGCCCCGGATCTGTTTGGAGACCTTTAACAACAACTCAGTGGATAACTGCTTCTAGTGGTCATTTGTTAGAACCTGGTAAAGAAGAAGGTATATCTTGGGAGAGGTATAATGGAGAGCCCATAAACTTGAAAGCAGCCCTACGGCCCCATCAGGACAGCGCAGGCCTGAAGGTTAACGCCGGCGAAAAAATAATTACAATTTTTGAAGATAACAACTCCTGGGGCCAATCACTGAAGACCTCATACCAAGATAGCTGGGGAGATCCTAGGGCAATTCTGGAAACCCCAACTATTCTTGACTTTTCTAAACCGTTTTATGATAGCGCAAAGATAGGCCTTTTTGGAACTGGGTCTTATTACGATTTAACTTCGCATTCTCCGGACGATTCACCATTCCCAGATCCGCTCACTGCATGGAGAAAAAATGAAGGTTCTTATTTTTATGATAGATATGTTGGGTTTGAACCAGGCAAGACCTCTATGGCAGATTTATTGCTTCAATTGATGTATAAAATCAGTCAAATAGTCGGTTACTTTTACTTTTTTAGAATTAAATCTCAATCGGGCCTTCGGGGCCTCGATATAGAGGGTATAAATAATTTTCACAAAAATTTTCTGTCACCAACGATTTCTAGTACTGTGCTCGATACGGTTGCGTCCTTCCCGAATACAAATATTATATCTATCGGCATTCCGCAACATTTTGACGCTCCTGAACTTTTATCTAAGGATTTTTCAGAACACACTTTGCATTTTGATATGGCGCATATACCAGGCGACATTGAGGCTCCAAATGTTTATAACGCTGCGCTTCATTTTCATGGCCCGCCGCCATCACAGAATTGGTTAGACATTTATTCTGATTTTGGTGCACTACATTATTCGCTACAACCCCAGTCCAACGCGATAGGTATTCCAGATCATCCTTCCACTGGTGTGATTGAAGGGTACCGACGCCCACTCTTATTATCTGACGCTACAATCTATGGCTCACGCGCCTCGCTCAATTCCAGCGAGACTAGTCAGAGCGGTGTGTATGTGACTAGGCATTGGATCGGAAACACTTCTACAATGTATGGCGGTTTCGCCCCGTCTATGACTAGGAATGTTTATTATGGTTCGATCCCAGATGCTACTAGATTTAGCATAGATTTGAGTCATGTTAGTGGTGCTTATGAATCAGAGAACGGCCCCCTAAGTACAGAGAGCTTTAATGGCGTGCCTACTTATGTGAATGTTTGGCATCGCCCTCACCTTGCTAGGAGAGAAGACGACATCATTGCTGACAGTACTATATTTAAGGGTGTGGGCTGGGGTCGTTCGTACGATGATAACTACCAGCGGCGATTTGAGTGGTCAAAATATTTGCCATACTGGGTTGGCATAGAGGAGCAGCCTACAACTGGTCATTCTGAATTCAATGTGATGTTCCCCCTAGAAGAAACAAAAATAGATAATTCAGTGAGGCTTGCTGATTCTTATGATCTTCGAGGATATAAGCATAAATCTGATAATTTAGAATTCTTATCCAGTAAAAGATTCTTTGATAATATTGCGGGTATGGCGAATAGCACGGTTCTTCATTTTTCTGGTAGTGAGGCCTATTGGGAGGATGGCTCCGGCAATGACGCTAAGTTGCATGTTTTTGATTATCGAGCATTGGGCCTTCAAGACAATTTGATGGCCAATGGTGCTTCCCGCGTGTACTCTGAGTCGGCTCAGCAAAATCAGAAATCAGGCCAGACGATAACAATAAGCGACGGGGAAAATTCTATAGTGTATGAATTTTGTGCCTGTGACCATTCGGATGATCGCAGCCGCGAAAACATGATACCCTATTCGTGCGAATCAGAAACCGAAATTTCGTATTCCGCAAGAAAGACTTCGTCTACCGGCTTGGTGGATGATAACGGAACCCCGAAAGTCGCACTTGCGGATGATCCATATTCAAATAGTGTGTCCACTCGCCGCGACGCCCCCGGTTATATAATTTTAGAACTTGCAACCAAGATAAATAGAAGTAAATTAAAAATCATGGCAGCACCTATAACTGCGGAGTATTATGACAGAGCTAACAACTCCTATCCTGGAACTTTGGAGCCATCACCATCGGCCACATCTGGATATTTGGGCACTCATGATCTTCTTGGGATGGAGCAATACATTGGAGATTATTTAAATTGGAAATCTTTAATGTTAATGCCTGAAACGTCGGATGTAAAAATCTCAATCACAGAAGCCGGCACCACCGCTACGAATCAATTCGGAGCCGCGGCAAATACTCTGGAAATAATAGAGGACTTGTTTAAGATAAAAGCGAAGTCGATTTCTGATTGCACAAGCATGTTGGAAACTAAGTGTGATGCTTCTCTTTTATTAGAAGCCTCTAGAAGATATTCTAATTCGCCCATAGTGGTTTCAACATATCAGCCATGGACTACTGAACCACAGAGTGTTATTGGCAGTAATAGCCATTTTTTGTCAGTTAGTAGTTCTGCTACTCCATCTACTGTTCAGTACGGGCCCTTGGTATCAACGAATTATGATCCGTATATTCTTCTTACTACACCTGACTACCGTTTCAACCCAGCGCATTGGGGAACTCGGCAAACAAATTATATACTCACTGGCTCAACTCGTTCTCGTGTTGATGAGGTGGTTGACTCAGATACACAAAGGGGATCAGAGGTGAAGCGCCATTCCTTTGAATCGCTTGCAAACACTGACTCTCCCGGCCGATTTGGGTTTGACCCTTATGTACCCCCATATTTAGATCGCAGAGAGGATCTTGCGTCTTCTCCATATGTTGATATAATTTTAGATTATTCTGGTGTTGGTGACGATTTTGATTTAGAGAGCTTAAAGAAGCCTGCAGTATTAGAATCTCATTTGAGCTTTGAAACTTCAAATGGAAGCTATGACTATAAATCCCTCGCTGGCACAGCTTACGAGTCTGCAATGTCATTGACTGCAAGTTTGGATATATTTAACATTGTACCGAATTTTTCAGATCCGCAAGATGAAGGAAATTTCAGTAGTGTTGTTTGGACCATAGCTCCGAAATGGGAGACGCCAGTGTTGGATTTTTCGGATTCCGAGCAAACAGTTCAAAAAATCATTCGTCTAGCACCATCCGGTAAAGAAACAGAGATGGATGGTCAATATCAAATTGTTAGTGAAAAAACTACAACTATTCCGTATGATGGATCAAACCCAAGTAAGCTTTATCTCACTTCATCCAAGGGCATGTGGCACCAGTATTCAAACATTAACTCGGGATATGATTTAATAATAGGTGCACACCCTGATGGTGGACAGTATAAAAGTCTTGCAAAGGCTGTTGGTTTCACTCCGAATGCTGAAGAACCTTTTATCGCACCGCTTGGCAAGGTTAGGGGGTCAGAAGACTCATCAAGGAAGGTCATTTCAGAGGCTCTCGTAGTCATACCATTTCAAAAATATTATGATGATAATGGAGAAGAGCAGTACAGGACTATACCTTTTCACTTTGTCCGTCCTGATAGTCCCTTTCCAGTTGCTATGACCTCTCATCATTTTTATAATTATGTGGCAGGTCTTGTGAAGAGAGATCCTGATACAAATGCTTTAACCCCCAATGAGGAGTTGATTAATGATATCCGTCTAGACCCAGGGATACAAATGCAGGTAGAACTAATGCACGATTTCGTCATCCCGCCTCAGTACGACTTTTTGAAGTCGGGCCCCGGCCCACGCACTAATTCGATGAACCAGGAGACAGCGGTTATGTTCATCTTGCCTTTTTACCACGAGCTCACAGAAGAGGATGTTGTGAATTGGTGGCAAAATCTCCCACCAGGTATAGCGAATAATCCGCAAATTTCTGAATCTCACGCATCACATTCTTTGTATTCTAGTGATGCCATTAACGGCACTAACGACGTGGTTCACCCGTATGGGATTCTGGACCCTGGAGATAAAATCGTTGGCTTGACTTCTGAAATACTTTTGGAAGATTTAAAATGGAAGGTGTTTAAGGTGAAAAAGAGAGCTAAGCAATCTTATTATGGTAAGTTGCTCGATTCTTATCTTGGAGAAGAGTTTGATGCGTCTAAAATAAAGGAAATTTTGTCAAATCAGAGAGTGCCGCAAACTCTCGCCACTGGTCACCCTCTTACACAAGAATTGAAGAGAAGACGAGATACATCTTGGAATTGGCCATACGATTACTTTTCACTAATAGAACTAGTTAATGTTGATACAAAACTTAATGTAGAGCTTGATCAAGGCCCCGCCGCCGTCGGGTCTGAATTTGGTGTTAAACATCAATATGGGATTAGCAAAAAGTTTTTTAATATCGCGAAGAGGCTAAGGGACTACGGAGAAAGAGAATGAGCTTTTTTGACAAAAAAGAAGAAGTTATAGATATTCAGCTAACACAATACGGTAAGGCCCTGCTCGCATCTGGAAAATTTAGACCGTACTCTTACGAGTTTTATGATGATGATGTAATTTACAATATTGAACATATAGGAAAAATTGAGGCTCAAAATGATATACAGGATCGTATCTTATCCTCAGCTAAAAAAAAGCCAGCTATTTCTATTTATGGATCTGAAACCAAGGTGCAAGAAACCAACTACCTGGGTGCCCAAAAGGATGGTAAACAGCAATTGTCTCCCAATTCTGTAGATAACGACCTTCTTCTTCGAGACAAGATAACGACTTATGCTACTGCTAGGCAGGAGCTCCCCTTTATGTCTGTGTCCATCGCTGGAGGTGCAAGCATAATTTCAGAAATAGTTACAAAAACAACTAGTAGTTATGCTAATACGGCTAACGATAATATAAAGGTAAAAATAGGAATTACACGAAATGATAATGGCACTTATCATGAGCCTTCTGCTTTGGTTGTTTTAATGGAAGAGCATTTAGAATTTTGCAAAGATGAGGAATTCGAAGTTAAATTTTATGAGATAGAAAAAGAAACTGACAAGCGCGGAAATCTTGTAGAGAAATTAACTGAATTATATTTGAATTCCCCAAATCCACAAAACGCGATGCTGTCTAACAGGTTTGTCTTACTTGTCGATGATCAGCTGGATACAGAATCAATTTCAATTGAGCCTCGTGAAGGGTGTGTCGGCAATACTGGGCTGGAAGTAGAAAGAGAAGAAGAGGCTCAAGAGACAGATTTTTATCAAGATATAAATATAGATCCGCCGGACTGCGAGGATTAAAACATTGACTCTCATTAACGAATTAAACCCCATGATCAAAAGCGTTGTCATCACTCCAACGTCTGCGGCCCAAGATGAAAATACAGTTAAAATGTCTTATAAAACAATAATGAATTGTGTTATAAAAGACAAGAGCCTGACCGGAACTAATAAATTTAGTTGGATCGGTAGTGATTTTTCTAAGTATTTGAAGGTATACGGTGTTCAGCTGTTTGGCGCGCAAGGAGAATTAGGTAGCAGGTTTATCGACCTCACTGAGACAGGCCTATCAACAGCCCATCGTCGAAGTTTGCATGGCCGGGCCGCCTTTGGCGACGCGCCGCCCGATGATTACAATCCGCAAAGAATTAGAAATGCTCTGCTGGAATACACAATTCCGCAGGCGATTCGCGACTTTGGTTTTAATCAAAATTTAATAAATATATTTGATTCAGATAGAGTGGAAACCCCAGATGACAAAATAATTCTTTGGAGTTCGACCGCTCCCCGACACAAAGTGGGTGTAGCGCAAATAGAGAGACATTCATTAAGTGAAATTAAAAGCAACAGAGGCTTCGCCGGGCCCAACACTTATAACGATGAAACGACCTCCGATATAAACTTTAGATTTGAGTTCGATTTATCTAACATAGATACTAGAAATGGCATCGCCCTGCATACAGTTCGTCACCTTGTATTCATAGAGTTTGACTATCTTCAAGCTTTTGCTGATGCTGGTGTTTCTCAGCCACTGCAGTTTGATGTTGATTATGAGAGACGTATGTTTCTTGGTTTTTCTGAACATCTTTCAACAGATGCAAGAATTTTGAGATCTATTGTAGAGGGGAGAAAACTTCCTACATTAGATTATTTTGTGATACCAGGTACTGGTGAAATATTTTCTGGCTCTCCTTTTCAGGATGATACTACTGGTCTTTGGTGGGATATAAGGAATGAAGGGGGAAATCGAAGGCTCCATAGGAGATCCATTAGAAATGATAAGGTTCATTATTTGGACCCGCG